AAACAGTACCGGTACGCGTTCGACGTCGAGAAGAACATCATGAGCAAGGTGCCGATCCACGACAGCTCAAGCCATTTCGCGGACGCCTTGCAGACCTTCGCCATCTTCCTTGCGACCAACGGAGCGGAACTGTTAAACGGCAGAATGCGCATTCAGGGCCAGCAGGAGTCGGAGATAGCGGAGGAAATGAAATACAATAACATGCGATTGCCCGACGTTCTGAAAATGCGGAACGCGGCAGGGCGGAACAAGGCGCTCGGTGGATGGGGCCGCAGATCATAAGGAAGCATGATGGAAGAAAGAAAACTGGATGCGAAGGGGCAGGACACGGTGGCAGAGATCGCCAGCCAGCGTGCGAAGCGATCCTTCCAGCGTCAGCAGGAATACATACAGCATCAGGGCAAGACGGTCTGGAGCGCGAAGTACCGCGCCATCAAGCAATATAACCGTGAGTACACGGCTGATGACGCCGCAGACTTCGAGGAAGCCTTCGGTGTCCGTCCGACGCGATATTACGGCGTGGTGCAGCAGAAGACCAACGCGACACTGAACTGGGGTATCGACCTTGTTTTGCCGCAGCTTGACGCTATGGCGGTCTGTAACCCGACACCTGATCCAACCATCGACAAGGCGACACGCGACCGTATCCGGTTCTTTCTGGAACAGTCCATTTTCGAACAGGCGCAGGCATCCGGCATGGCCGACCTGAACCTGCTGCTCAATTCATCTGGCAAGGTCGATGACCGCATCCGGTACTTCTTGGAAGAGAGGGCCATTGCACTGAAGAAGGCCGAGCAGGCCAAGATCGTCACGCAGGCTGCACAGGCCGCGCAGAAGATGCAGATCAGAATGCGCGATGTCTCTATCGAGGGCGGGTTCCGTCAGGCGTACTCCGGCATGAAGTTCGATCAGTCCTTATATGGTATGGGCTACATGCGTTTTCCGGTCTGGCGTACCAGACCGTACATCGAGTATTCCGGCAAGAACGGCGTACGTCGCAGCTTCGTCACCTTGCCGACCTTCAAACATGTGTCGGTGCACGACTTCTTCCCGATCGATGACAGCGAGGATGGGGACCTTCAGACCAACACCGGCAACACCGAGATCACCTACATCACCAAGGCGCAACTGATCCTGTGCGCGAAGACCGACGGCTACGACAAGCGCGCCATTCGCGACATTCTGGAGGATTACGAGAGGCGGGATCGTGAGTGGGTCTGGGTGCTGGAAGAATCGTCCGACAGGAACGACGACGCGCCCTTCTGGGACCTTGACGACAAGATACCGATGATGATCCATGAGGGCTACTTCTCGGGCAGTGAGCTGGCCGAATACGGCATTCATGGCATCGACGCGCTGGATTACATGAGCGCACGTGTGGAAGTCGTGGGCGGGAGAACGATCCGCTGTCAGCTCATCAAGGAGCCGGATGGAGAAACCCGCACCTACTTCGGCGCGCCGTTCGTCAAGACGGGCAAGGGGCATTTCGATTATGTCGGGCTGGCAGGAATGCTGTGGGACACAGAGCAGCGTGTCAACCGCATCCTGTACTGCTTCGAGCACAATATCGACTGGGCGTCCCGTCCTCCGCTGATCTATAACCGGAGTGCGTTCTCCGACCCTAACGATGCACTGAACATCCGTCCGGGCTATGGATACAGCGTCGAGGAGCGGTTCGGTGTGACAGGCAGTATGCCGGATGCACTGCGTCCGATGAACTCCGTCACGGCCCAGTACCACCTGCTGATGACGCAGGTCGGACAGCTTTTGCGGCAGGCGGACGAGGACTGCGGTATTCCCGCTTTCGCTTACAGCGCACAGGATTTCGGGCGGTCGAGTCTTGGTGAATATACCCAGCGCGTATCGAACGCCCTGCGGACAATCAAGGGCATGGCGATCAATGAAGACCTCTATCTGATCGAACCGATGTTTACAGGATTGTTCCAATATCTTATGATGAAGGAACCTGAACTCCGAGATGGACAGGACATAAACTTGCAGGTGCGTGGCATCACAGGATTGTTGAAAGAAGACCTGCAAGCACAACAGCAGAAACAGGTTCTTCCGACCCTGCTTTCGGCCCGTGCGCAAGGCGTACCAGACCTTGACAAAGCGATCGACTATTCAGTTCGACAACTGCTTTCTCAAGCGGGCTTCCCGATAGATGCTCTCGGCCTTACCGACCCGGTAATCGAAAACGCTCTGGCCGTTGCCGCGAATCAACCTGTACAAGGCATGAATCCAGCCGGACCGCAAGTTCCGACGCTGGACGGAAGATCGGGCGTTCCTCAACAGAACGTTGCGCAGCCCGGTGGGTTGAGCAACTATAATTTGACACAAGTTTCACCAATGTGAGGATAAGCATGGAGATTAAAATCGCAGGTCGAAGTGTCCCGATTGGAGCACGACTGTACCACATGGGATGGGATACCTTCGGCACAGTGACCGGATATGACCCGTCCGGCTCGGCGGAACTGTCCATCGTCAGCTCGACAGGGGCGCGCCGCAGAATGTTCGTGACCGAGGGCGGTTACATCAACGGAGTCAAACAAGTTTACTGGCATGACAAGATCGAACTTGACTTGCCGATCGAGGACATTTCCGCCTTGCAGCAGGTCGTCGATCTGTTCAGTGGCGAACTCATGAAACTGAAAGGTGAGTGCAATGGCTAACGTCGAACGCGAGGTATTGCTGGACGGGACAAGCCTGTCCGACACTTCGCGGGTCTTCCAGATTCCCGTCGGCGGCGAATTGACGTTGGTCGGGCTGGGACTGGTTGACGACGAGGACTACGTACACTTCGAACTGATTTATGCCCCGGGCATGAAGTTTGATTCATGCGACTGTCCTCCGGCGGTTGTGCAGCCACCTGTCGTTACCGCGAAGTCAGTTTTGCAATTCAATGGGACACCGGTCGTCATCACCGCGAAGAATCCGGTGGTCGTACTGACGGCCCCACAGGGACAGCCTATGCGTGCTGTCCGGCATATCAAGGATGAGAACGATCGGGACAACTTCCGTCTGACGATGGAAGAAACCCGAACGCCGCTCGTCAATACCCACCTGCTCGGCATGATTCCTATCGCAGTCAATGACAGTGCGAGCGAAACAGACATGGAAGGAAGAGGATAATGTCAAACAACAATACGAAAATGGTCGAGCTGTTCAGGGCGGGAGAACCGATCGAAACCAGCGAACCGTTCATTATCGATTCGCAGGTAACGATCCGGGGTATCGGCATGATGGAAGGCGATCAAGTCACTTTCCGTCTGCTCAAGATCAAGCCGGGCGCTCCGGGCTTTTCCTGCGATTGCATCAATGTCCCGCCCGTACCGGCAGACATCGAATCCGTACAGCCCCTGTACTGCAACGCCTGTGAAGGTACGACCCGCGCACTGGTCAGACTGACACCGGAGAATCCGGTCATCATCCTCGACTATCCGCAGGGCGCCTACATCCAAGCCGTCTATGAAGGCGACGGTCTGGGAACCGCTACCGTGTTTGCCAACTTCGGCACCACGACCAAGTATCTCACACAAGGAATGCGGGGATGTCCAGATGAATGCGCCGCACCGAACTGGCAGGAAACGGGAAACCGCCGCTGCAACGTCGAGACGGGAAAGTACGAATGTCAGGAAGCCGATGGACTTGGCAACACCCGCTGGTCCGAATGCGGCGATCTCGTATGGGCTGACACCGGTACGACACAGGTTCTGCCGAACGGCACCGTCCAGAAGCAGCAGGTCGATCAGTGTGGCGACATCCAGTGGGTGACGATCCCGGAAAACGAGATCGTCTGGATACCGACTGCCAACGTCAAGTGCGTGATCGACGAGGATGACACCTCGGACGATTATCTCGTGGAGCGGGAATACGCGAACCAGTATGGTCAGCGCAAATGGGAGGTCGAATCCACCCGGCCTTGGATGAACACTGGTTATTCGGTCTGCATCGACCACAAGGTCAACGTCCAGCAGATTACGATTTGCGGTGACACTCGGTGGAAAGTCACCGAAGAAGCCTGCGGATATCTGGCAACCTTCCCGTTACCGGGAGGTGGACTGGCATTCCGTCCGGGCACGGAAGACCCGGCAGCGACAGTCGAGATGCAGGACTGCGACGGCAATGTCATCGCCTACCTGTATCCGGAAGCCCGTGAGAACGCGTCACTTGAAGTCAGCGTGAACTGTGCTAATGGAGGCACCCTGATCGGCTATGCAGTCAATGGAGAAGCGGCAGGATGCTCCTGCTCCACGTGCGGAACAGGAAGCAAGGATGGATTCAATGGATTCCTGACTCACGTGCCTCCGCTCGTGATCGGATCGATGCCTGCAATGCGCATCGCCAATATGCCGTCCAGTCTGGATATTCATATTCGTAGCGTGCCGAGACAGGCGGTAGGAACCTTCGAGCTGTGTGGCCGGATGCAGATTCTCTTCAATGACGGCACCTACGAACCGATCCTTGTGGATTGCGGTGAGGACACGCCGGTCGTCGAAACGGTCACGTTGGTTTACGTCAACAAGTTCCCTGCTGTCGCCAATGGTGTCGAGATGGGTACCCGCATCGTCGAACGCAATCTCGCGATGGTCCTGCCGGAATGGGAAGGCTCGGTCGTCGAGGGAGCGAAGTTCGCCGGATGGAGCCTGTCGCCTGACAGTCGCTCGGTCGATTACCCGGCTGGAACCCGCATCGTACCGAAGTTCGGCATGACGTTTTACGCAGTCTGGACCTTCACGATGGATTACGTCTCCGACGTGGAAGCGACCAACATGCCGAATGGTCAGTCGTACAATCCTGCCGTCGGGTACAAGCTGTATGATAATATTCCTGAAAGTGCGGATCGGACATTCACTGGATGGATCGATACGAACAACGGCGACGCACCGTATGCAGCGGGAACATACATCAGTTACGCGAAAGACAAATGGGAAACCTTACTGCCGTCAATCATGAAAGCAGTCTGGCAGGAATAACTTTGAATCAGGAGAATGAAAAATGGCAGTAAATTTGCTTACGTGCGATAACCTGCTCGAAGCGTTCAAGTCACTGCTGAACGATTTGAGCGAAGAAGACTTGGCGTTCATTTGCGAAAAGATGAACTGCAAGGAAAGCATCGACTCGCTGGTCTCGTCTGTTGAACCGAACATGCTTTCCGTAGCGGCAGACGGCAAACTGTTGGTGGTGCCGACACCCTCTGCCGACCTCGTGTCCGCTGAAGACGACAACGCCATCGCCATCGGTGCAGACGGCAAACTGTACGTCAAGGTACCGGACGTCAATGCACAGGCGCTGATCTCCAGCGACTTCGGTAACATCATCGTGGCCGGTTCCGACAACAAGCTCTATGCCCGAATCGAACCGACCAAGCCGACTGAACTGGTCTCCAGTCAGGTCGGCAACGATTTGAAGATCGGAGCGGACGGAGGCCTGTACGTCGATGTTCCCGCAGTCGAAGACCTCGTGTCCAAAGATGCAGGCAACACTGTCCGGCAGGGTTCTGACGGCGGCATCTTCGTGCCGGTACCCGATGCTAGCGAGCTGGTCAACAATGGCCTGATCTCCAAGGATGCAGGCAACATCATCGAAAAAGGTTCCGACGACAAGCTGTATGCCAAGGTCGCTATCGGAGATTTCGTCTCGATCCAGCAGGGCAACCAGCTCGGCATGGATGGGGAAAACAAACTGTATGTTCCGGCCACCGTCCCGTCCGACATGATCTCCGCCGAATCCGGCAACATCATCACGACTTCGGCAGAAGACAGCAAGATGACAGTCAAGACCGCTACGGTCCAGATCATTGTCGATCATTACATGAAGGAAAACAACGGGGAACTGATTTCCGTTGAGGCAGGCAACATCCTGAAACAGGGTGCCGATGGCAAGCTGTACGTCAAACCGGAAATGGAGGATTTCGTCGCTCCGGGTGACGACAATCTCGCCAAGGTCAACGATGCCAACCAGATCGTTGTTGACAAGAACGTCATCAACACTATGATCGAAGCCTACGTTCCTCCTTCCGGTGCCCTGATCTCCAAGGACAAAGGGAACTATACAGTCGAAGGAACGGACGGCGGTATCTACACGCCGACACCGAAGGCTGCCGACTTCTTGGCAACTGGCAACACTATCCTTCGGCTTGACGAAAACGGTAAGGCCACCTTGCCACAGAGCGTGATCGAGGAAATCGCCAAGGATACGGTCACTCCGGAAAGCCTTGTGTCCCTGCGCCCGGGCAACTCCCTCGGCGTGGATGATACGAACAAGCTGTTCGTCACCGCTGTCGTGACCGATCCGAAGATTCTGATCTCGGGAGATGAAGGCAACACGCTGCGTGCCGGTTCGGATAACAAGCTGTACAATCCGCCGGTTACGCCGACCGATCTGGTATCGCGTGAGCCGGACAACATCCTGACGACTTCTCAAGTCGATGACAAGCTCATCATCAAACAGCAGACCGTCGTCGATCTCGTTAAGACCGAAAGCGATCAGATCGCAGGCGACCTGATCTCGGAAGACGAAGGCAACCTGATCGTCGAAGGCGAAGACAGCAAACTGAAGGTCGATCAGAACTCGATCGTCAACCTCATCAAGAACGAGGCGGCACCGTCCGTACTGCTGTCCAAGGATGCCAACAACAGCCTTGGACTGGGTTCAGACGGTGGCTTGTTCTACGATCGCGGTGTGACATGGACAACGACCGATCCGGGCGTGGGTTCTCCATTGCCGAAAGGCCATCTGGTCTTTGTCTATGAAGAAGTGCTCGAAACCTTCACGATCACATACGATGGCGCAGGGGCGACATCCGGCGTTCCGGCAGCGACGACCGCACAGGAAGACAGCACCTACACTATACCGGTTGATGCCATCCCGACAATGGATGGAGGCCGCTTCCTTGGATGGGAAAATCAAGGCCATACCTACCAGCCGGGTGACAGCTTCATCGTCGGTACCAACGTCACATTGACGGCGGTCTGGCAGATGCTGACGGTCGTCACCTATAACGGAGACGGAGCGGATTCCGGAGTGCCTGAAACGGCGACAGTCGATCGGGGTACCGAATATACCATTCCGGAAACGGTGCCGTTGAAATCCGGTTTCACGTTCGCTGGATGGAGTGATGGAACGAATACCTATCAGGCAGGCGATACGTTCACAGCGGGTGATAACGTTACACTGACTGCACAGTGGACACAGAATCCGTAAGGATGGGTAAATGATCGAAGCGATATCCGCACAACATTTCGTCGGGATCATCTTCCTGCTGGTCTCGGCCCTCGGAACGGTGACATGGTTCATGTTCCGGGGCCTGTACCGGCAGGTCGAACGTCTGACAGTCAAGCTCGACGAGAACACCGCCATGCGCAATGCATGGCAGCTTGACGAGGAGCGACGGCTGCATGACATGGAAGTGCGGATAATCAATCGCATCGACCAGATGGACGAGAGTCAGGACAAAATGGCGCGTGACATCGCCATTTTGTACACACGAGTAGGAACACTGGAGACGAAGGTTTCCATGTTGCATGAGGATGAAGGCAATGACTGATCTCGAAGCGAACAAGCGGGCGGCAAAGAATACCGCCTACAAGCGGTTGCAGCTTGCCAAGAATTTGGTCAATGTCGAAGTGAACGGAGTCCGGTTCTCCGGTGCCGACATGTCGGACTTGGTGGCCTATCAGGTATCGACGATCATCGATCCGGTCATGTTCGTTTCCTCGACTGGATCGGTCGTCAAGATCAATCCGCAAGATGGTTTGGACGTTATCGATGCCATCATGGAAGAATGGAACCGGCTTGGTGCCATGTACCTGAAGTATGTCGAAAAGATTGATGCGGCAACGACGATCGAGGAAACCGATGTTGAATCGTTCTATGGGCTTCCTGCCGATGTCATGCAGGGAGTAGTATAACCGTATTATTTCCGTCCTGTTTTGACAGGGGGGGGGATATAATGGCTGGTATAAGGATACTGAAAAAGTGGTATGCAGGCAGTTTGGTTGACAAGGCGAGGCTGGTACAGCTTGATCCGGAAGGCCTTATGCCTGACATGTTGAAGAAGGTTAATGACTTGCAAATCGAACTGACCAGAGTGACAAAGATCGTCAACGATTTGCAGGTTGAAGTAGGAACAGAAAAATCCGCGTTGTTCTCCACTCCGGGAAGCTGGACGTTCAATGTGCCGTCAGGAGTATCGACCGTGACGGTGACGGTTCAGGGGGCAGGAGGTTCCGGTGCAGGGCTGTGGGAAAGACACGGCGACTGGGGAGCGGGAGCAGGCGGAGGAAGCGGTGCATATGCACGGGCGATTATTGCGGTGACACCGTACTCCGGTATCCCGCTGGTAGTCGGTGCAGGAGGAGCGTCCGTTTCGGGTAATGCAGTCGGGATAGCAGGCGGTACATCCTCGTTCGGCAGCTACATCACATGTACTGGCGGAGGAGGCGGGGGCGGTGGACGAGGTCCATCGACGGCTGAAGCTGGAACCGCCGGGGTTGCATCGTGGGCTAATATCACGCAGGGCTTGGAGATAAAGAACGGTAATCCCGGAACCGGCAACGGCACACGAAACGACTCGAACCCGAAACCCGGAGGAGCAAGCCCGACAGGCGGTGCATATGGTGCAGGAGGCACTGGGGTGGCGAACGGCCAGATCAGTGGAGCAGGGGGCAACGGTTATGTCCTGATACAGTGGGCGTAGCCTATTTAAAGGAGACACATTATGGCAAACACACGAACATTGAATAAATGGATTGTCGGCTCACTGGCAGGCCGCGCGAAGAGTATCTTCATCAGTCAGAACATGATTGACCTGAATGCGCTGGATGCCTTCATTCGTGATGTTTGTCGTGATGCATGGGCCAACAAATGACTGAAGACTACATCATTCAGGACGCCATCGTAAAAGGCCTGAATCCGATCTACATCGATGAGGACGGGGTCCACTACGATATCAAGGAGCAGGACAAACGCATCATGCTGGCCGATGCAGCGGAACTGTACAGCCTGTCCGATCCATCCAGAACTTTGAGAAAAGCGTACGTCGGTTCACCGGCAGGACGCGCCAAGCAGATTTTGTTGGGTCCCGATCTATTCGCTTTTCTTGAAGCCCGCATCCGCAGTATCGCCGGTCAGATCAAGGACGAGAACACCGGCGATGTTGTTCAGCCGGTTGCACCCGGCAACTGCTATTACTGGACGGCACCGTCAGGTACCACGAAGATCACCCTGACACTTCAGGGCGCAGGCGGTGCAGGAGCAGGCGGGCACTACGGCACCTCAAGCTCGCACACCGGAGCTGGGGGTGGAGGAGGCGGATATTTCAATGGCGTCGTCAGCGTCACTCCCGGACAGCAATATCTCGTCTGCGTAGGAGCAGGAGGCTACAGTACGCCAGGTAAAGCATCAACCGGAACTGCTGGAGGACAATCCTCGTTCGGTGGCATCATCGCTTATGGAGGGGGAGATTCTTATGCCGCTCGTGGCAACATCAGGGCAGGAGTAGGCGCCTGTGGCAACAATGCCGCTTCCGGTACATGGATTTGCGGAGGCAATGGTGACGTCACAGCAGGACAGGACGCCAACAATGGTCGAGGAGGTTCCAGCGCAATGGGTACCGGTGGCAGAGGATACAACTGGGACTGCAACGGGTGCGTTGGAGAGAACGGAATCGGCTATGGCTCCGGAGGCGGAGCGGGAGGTGATACTGTGGCAGGCGGAGCCGGAGCACCCGGTTATGTGAGAATACTTTACGGATAATGCAATGATCTGGTTTTTATATTTGCCGATTGATATTATCACGGTGCTGATGGCATACCCATTGGCACCGATCATCGCGTTGTTCTCCGACGAAGAGGGCAACAGCACGCTCGGCAAATACAATCCGCTGCGCATGTGGCTGACGCCAGACAACACGATGTTGGGCGACAGAAAGCACCGCGAGCGGTGGGCCGACTTCGTGGAGAAGCATCCGAAAATCGGCCCGTACGTCCAACGCGTCGCATGGCTCTGGCGCAACAAGGCGTACGGTTTCTCATGGTATCTGCTGAACACGAAGGTCAGCAAGGATCAGGTCATCCACTGGGCGGGAGACGTCGAGACAGGAGACTCTCCGTATCATCCGGGCATCTGGGTGGCGACTACTTCCTACAACCCGATCACGGCCAGATGGATGCTCTATGCCATCCTTCCGTCATGGCCGAAGTCCAAATGCATCCGTATCTATCTGGGATGGAAACTCCAGTCCGCCATCAAGGAGCGGATCAAGGGAACGCCTACCGACCGCAGCGCCATGATGGTGTCCTGCATCAATCCTTGGAAGTCCCGGTCATGAACGAGCTTGGCAAGAAAATCAGACTGGCAATCGGCTCGCTGTCCGTATCGGCAGCGGCCATCGGCCTGATCGCCAACTTCGAGGGCTTCAGTGAGACGGCTTACAAGGATCAGGGCGGTGTCGCTACGATCGGATATGGTGAAACCAAGGGCGTCAAACTGGGTGACACCGTGACCGAGGCACAAGCCAGACGGATGCTACATTCCAGCGCCAGCCAGATTGCCGACCGGATCAAGTCGTACATCAAGGTCCCGCTCTATCAATGGGAGTTCGACGCCTACGTGTCCTTTGCCTATAATGTGGGAGCGGGAAACTTCCGGTCGTCATCTCTTCTGAAATACCTCAATCAGGGCAAGTATGGCGAGGCCTGCGCACAATTGAAGCGATGGGTCTATATCAAAGGCAAATACTCGAAAGGGTTGGCGAACCGCAGGGCGATGGAATATGCAGTCTGCACAGGCAAGTACGGCATGAACTATACAATCGACAAGAACGGTAACATCATCAGCGTGGAGGCATGACATGAAGAAGTGGTTTATGAAATGGTTGGGGATCGCATCCCTGCTGGAGCGAATGGATGCACTGGGGCAGACGTGAGAGAAATTCGTAACGACATTACGGAACTGTCTCGTGAACTGGCCATTGAGAGAGCCAGATTAGCGGCATTGCAGACCCGGATGGACGTTCTCGAATCCAAGATCAAGGAAATCACCGTTACTGGCATCGATCCCGGTGCAGGGTCGCCTTTGAAATCGGATAATATCGTACTGGTATATGGCAGCGGAAAGAAGGTACAATCTGAAAAACAGACTGCATCGTCCATTGCGGTATCGCCTGTTGTATCAGCCGCACTGGATGCCTTATCCTCCTCCAAGAGATCGCACCGCGGTCGCCCGAAGAAAGCATTCTCTGCCACTACAGAATGATTTGACATCGAACCTGAAACGGAGACAAACATGAAAGTAATCAATAAGATATATCTCGGAGTCGAAGGTGAAGCCGTCCCGTTTCGTATTGATACTGAATCGGTACAAAGCGGTGGCATTCCATTGAATGTCCAGATTAACGACATCTATAGTAAACTTCCCGGAGCAGAGCTGACCGAGGACCCGGTGCAGGTTTTCGAGGAAGCCCTGCATGCATGAGTTACCTTTCTTTCATTCTTTTTAAAGGAAAATCAAAATGGCATTAACAGATCAAATTTCCGCCCTTGCCACCCGTGTGGGTACTGAATGCAAGACACTGCATGGTGAAGTCAAGGCAGTGGAAACCAAGGTCGGCGACCTTACTACGCTGACTACGACCGCAAAAACCGACACTGTTGCTGCGATCAACGAACTGGTCACTGGTCTTGGCACTACCAACACCAACGTATCCGGTCTGGATACCCGCGTTAAAAAGGTCGAAGATTCCGTTATCTCCCTGTTGGGCGATATCATCGACGATACCGCTGCATCGACCACCAAGACCTATTCTTCCAGCAAGATCGAAGACGTCGTTACCGCTGCCAAACAGGCTGTGAAAGATGATCTGTTGGGCGGCGCCGGTGAAGCATACGACACCCTGAAAGAACTGGCCGACCTGATCGAAACCAACAAAACGGCCATTGAAGCGCTGGAAACCATCGCAGGTGGTGCCGTCCGTTACGATCAGGATCAGTCCGCAACTCTGACGGCAGAGCAGAAGACACAGGCTCGCACCAACATCGGTGCTGCTGCGTCTGCCGAAATGGGTGCGGTCGCTGATCTGGCTACCACGGCCAAGAATACCGTCGTTGCTGCCATCAACGAAGTCAATACCAAGGCCAATGAAGCGGCAACCAATGCTGCTTCTGCGCAAACCAAGGTCGATAATCTGACTATCGCTGTTGGTGCAACTGACACCAACTTCGTCACGGTCTTTGAAACGGCTTTGACCGCTGCCTGATAGCCGCAGGATTTTGAAAAACCGGAGCGCCACTCGGATATATCCGGTGGCGCTTTATATTTGGAAGGAGAGAGGCAATGAGCCAAGTGCTTACAGAAAACATCAGTGATGTTGTCGAACGCATCGCTCAAGAATTCAAGACGGTCAAGGCGTCCGTGCCGACGATCACCTATACCTCGACGGACCCGGGAGTTAATTCGGCTTTGCCGGAAGGACATATTGTGCTGGTTTACGACCCGGACGCAAGCGCCTGACAGGGCGGAAGACTGAAAGAAAGGAGAAAGATATGGCAACAAAAGACCCATCACTGACGAATCCGCTGCTAACATTTACTATGACCAATGGCGCCTTGCAGCTTTGCGATAATGTCACAGCGGACACTGACTACGCCACACACCCTGGTTTCTATTTCAATTGCCCGGACGGCATGGAGTTTACATGGCCCGCACAGCTAACCGTAACGAACAAAGAAGCATCATCCATATACATCATTGTCAAAACCGAGTCCAGTGATGGCAGACCATATTACAAATATAAAAGGCCCAGCGGTGGCGCGCCCAGTATTCCCAATACAGACGACGGATCGCAATGGACCTTCGACTCCGACTTCATCGCCTCACTCTGTGAAGCGGCGTCTGCTGCTACTCCAGCCCATCCAGCCACTCCGACCACTGGATTGCGAGGCGCGTACGTCGGAGTGGGCGGTCTGGCAAAACCGATCGCGAAGATTTACGTCGGAGTAGGCGGTGTGGCGAAGGAAGTGAAGCTGGCGTACGTTGGCGTTCCTGTAGAGGACCCACCGGCCAAAATCGTTAATAACACTCCGGCCTTGCTGACGATTCAGTCGAGCGACGTCGTTTTGAAAAGCATCCAAATTCCGGCAGGTAGTTCTGTGCAACTCGACCCTTTACTGATCGGCAGTCAGATCGCGATCTTCGCAGACCATCCCGCTTTGACCATGAGCGAGATGCCGGAGGGATGGGGGACATCGAACAACTATACTCCTGCCGCTCTCGCGGCATGGTTTGAAGGCCCCGTTCTGGCAGGTAACATGGTGTTTGCGTCAAACGACACGCTGATGACTGTAACCAATAGCAACTCGTCCAACTATTATCCGAGGCGATATACGGACACGGATACCGACACGGTGCATAATGGTAACGGAAATCGGATATGGCAGGGGAACGTCGTAACAACTGGAAGCAGTACAAAGTTCTATGTCAATGTCGGTTGCGTAGTGGGATTGGAATTCGACGATCCAAGTGGTAATGCAACATGGCCCCATGACGCGGAGAATTGCGAGATCGGCGTGATTTCCGGCGGTTTCGGATTTCTCCTGCGCATTACGGGAACCAACCCGTCCGCCGAGACATGAAACAATGCTATTATGTCGAAATCGGAATAGCAGTCGCACTCTTCGTGTGTGCATGGATTGAAACAACATGAACATGGAAAAAGAAAATTTGCCTGAAGCGCAGCGGACGCGCTGTGAAGTATGGACCCGCGTGATGGGCTACCATCGTCCGGTCGCCAACTGGAATGCAGGAAAACAGGCGGAACACCGGGAGCGGCGCTACTTCAGTGAAAACAAGATCGAGCCGTCGCTTTGCGTTCTCGATTGTCCAGAAATAACATGAAAACGATTCTGCTCTCTGTCATTGCCGGATTCGCCGCGGGCTTCATCGCCTGTGGCGTCATGTCCATGAAGGCAATCGACCGTCTCAAAGGCGAGCACGCTGCGGAGATTACCGCCTCCCTTCAGGCTGCCAGAGAGACCGAACGCAAAATGGTCGAGGAGCGGGACATTCTGAAAAAGAAGTATGAAGAAAAAATCCAACAAGCTGAAATTTCTAACCGCCAGCTTCGCAATGATCTGCGTGCTGGCAAGCTACGGTTGTCAGTCGCTGTCAAACAATGCACAGTGTCCACAGCCTCCGGAACTGGGTCTGGAGAAGCAAGAGCCGAACTTGACTCAGCGGCTGCTGACGATCTTGTCTCCATCGCAACCGATGGAGACATCGCCATCCGCAAACTCAATTACTGCATCGACCAGTACAACGCAGTCCGTGCAGAGTTCAAATAACCCTTGACACAGGGGGGGGATGTTCAAATTCGGTTAGCATCCACTAACCGAATTTGAATCATGTCCAACAAAGCCAAACAGTGGTGGCCCACCACGCTCTATAAACCTGAACCAGTCAGCCGCATTGTCACCGGACACGTTCTATTCAATGACATTATTGTGGGTGAAGCGATCTTCTCTCTGGACGACACGCTGCCGTTTGTCTTTGACGGCTATACGAGCAATGAACCCACAAAGCTCGGTCTGCGTCTGCAATGCGATGAATGGAAGGGCTTGGAGACAGCCGACTGGTTCTATGCCAACAACAATGATGGCGTGGAATACGATCCCGTAACCGGAACAGTGGAAGCATCCATCGAAAATCTCGACTGGAGCTTCAATCTGGGTATCACGAAACGGAATAGCCTTGTTCAGCTTTCCGGAACCGTCATCGCTCAAGTCAACTTCTCGTATTGACTTTCTTTTTGTCATGTATCTTGACTGTTCCTCTCTCTTGCGCTATGTTGGTAAGCACTAACTAACATAACTTTAAGGATGAGGAACATGGCAGCTCCCAAGTATTTCACGAAGGCGGACCGTGTGGTTTCCCACCGTGTATCGTCCTCACCGTCAATGTCCATTCCGTCCAATCCAAAGCGCATGGCATCGCCATCCAAACCGGCTCCGTTGAAAATCGGAACTGGATGTGCATCCTGTAGAAAGCGCAGAGGCTGATGGATCAGGAAACGTTTTATCCCGAGCAGGTCATGTCACCTGCCCGTGTACTGGACGAACTGCAAAAGGAACTCGCTACGAACGAGCGATTGATCCGTCTGCTGAAAAGAGCAGCGGAAGATACGGAAATCTCGTTGTACCGTGCCACTGCCAGAGCGTCGTCCAACCATGATGCATTGCTCGGCCTGACCGCCAGTGCTCATGCCATCATGGAGTTTGTGGAGAAGATTACCGCTGTTCCGGGATCGTCTGTATCACAGCCGAGACCCGCAGGTGCTAGGAGATAACAATGGCAAGAAGAAGTCTGGAAGAGATCATGCAGTCGAAAATGCGCAAGTCCGCCAAGCGGGAAGGCATGACGCTGGATGACGCGATGGAAAAATACGGCAACCCGTTCGGTGTTCCACCGAATGAGAGGACGGAAGAAGGCGATCCGACAGCGACCGATCCCCCTCAACCGACAGAGGCCGATCCTGATCCCGCTCCGGCAAACGACGACAATGATCCGCAAGACGATCCCCGCCGTCCACAGGACGACGATGATGACGTCAGACAGGAACTTGCCAGGCTCCGTAACCAGCTCGCTGCCATGCAGGGGCGGGTAGTACCGGAACAGCAGAAGAGCGCAGCGCTCGAAAACACCTTGGCACAGGAACGCCAGCGATATGAGAACAGCCTCCGTGAAATGCAGCGGATGCTGGACGAGGCGAACGCCAAGATAGAAGCACAGCGCATGAAGGATTTCTCCATCGAGGAACTCTTGTCGGATGAAGAACGTGAGGCGGTCGATCCGACCATGCTCGAAATCATGAAGAAGGTCACGATGGAAGCGGCAAAGCGTATGGCTCCGAAACAGGACGTCGAGTCTTTGATCGAGTCGTCGCTTTCCAAACGTGAGACACAGCGCATCAACGATTACCGCAATGACTTGCTGGACAATCCGAAATCGCCTGTCGCACAACTCACCATGCTCTCACAGAACGACAGGTTCCGTGAGTGGGTGAAAGACAATGTTGACGTCGAGTACAGCATCTCGGCCTTTCTGGGCGGACGTACCACAAAGGAGATCGACCGCGCGGCGGCAGCATTGGGTAAAAGGATCAATGATTACTTTGACCAAACGCGTTCCAAGAACAGTCGAATCCAGAAGACCGATGCCGTCACTGCATCGCTCCAATCGGCAATGAGGCGGGAACCAGTAAATAAAGAGACGCAATCCCGACAGGAATTTGACGAGATCAACCGCAGAATCCGGCAACTGTCCCGGACATCCGGCGGACGGAACTCCGATGAGATGAAGAGATTGCTGTCATCCCTGACACGTTTTAAATAGGAATTATTTTTATGGCTCGTTTTTTAGATGCCGCTGGTTATCGTGGGGTGGCCGGGTCCTTCTGGGCACCTGACCGCATCTCTACCAGTATCGTTTATTCATATCAGATTTGCGCAGTGACTCCTGTCATCGCGCGTAGCGATTTTCTGGATGACGAAGACCTGTATTGCGGCGCTCGTGTAATCTACGGTGTTGAACAGGACCTTGACCTGTTCGGCATGTCCACAGACAACAACGAACATCCGGAAACCATTTCCGGTCCCGGTATCGAGACGGACTCGATGGTCATCTGTCAGTCGAAGAAGTTCGAGTGGAAGCTGTCCAATTCGGACAAACGCATGATGTGCGCGAACTTCGACCGTTGGGAAGCCAACGTCCGTCGTCAGATCAGCAAGAACATCACCAAGCTGATCGATGCCTATTCCATTCCGAAGATCATCGCTTCCGCCTCCCCGAACAACGTCGGCAACAATGCAGGTGTCCTGAACCACGACGTCAAACTGGGCTGGCAGGATGAAACCGCTCTGAACGGCAATTCCAAGGAAGGTTTCGAGGACATGATCCTGTCCATCGGCGAAGTCGCCACACAGGCGGGATGGACCTGCGGCGAAGGGGAAGAAGTCGGTGTGGGTGAAGATGCCCGTCCGGTTATCCTGATCCCGCTGAAACTCAAACGCTATGCCCTGATGAATCTGAAAGAGCTGAATCAGTGCTGCGGTGAAAACAACGTCATGGTATCCGGCAAGATCGCTTCGGACTTCTACGGGTTCGAGCTGATCGTCACCCGCTACCTGACTCCGATCAGCGTTCCACAGGTTGGTACTCTGGTACCTGTCGTGGCCGTTGACACCCAGCGCGTGCTTCACGCCTTCGACGTCATCTCGAACAAGTGGTATGAAGGCAAGTTCGAGGACTTCATGGTCGGCGAATTCGTCTGGGATACCAACGTCATCGATCCGATGGGCGTTATCGTCGCCATCAGTAAAGGAGACTAATCATCATGGCACGTACACCATACGACAATCATTTGCAGGTTTTCCGTGGCTCCAAGCTGCCGCTCGGCGTCTTCGCCAAGCACGCTGGCGTTGGCTGCTGCGGCAACTCTATGGGCGTTACCTACGACCGTCTGGCCGATGTGGTCCACGGTCCGAACAGCCACGCCCACCTGAACCCGACCTCGTTCAACGACAAATACCTGTTCCCGATCGGACCGGTAGGCGGTACGCTGGAACGCGATCAGGAAGACATCGTTTCCTACATCAATGAAGTAGGCGTCGGTGCCAAGATCGGCGTGCTCTGCATCCCGACCTACGCGTTCGTCGATACCATCGGCATCCGTATCGAGGCGGAAGAACCCGGTTTGACCTTCAACCTCATCACCCGTAACGGACTGGCCCTGCCAAGCAAACGCATCCGCAAGATCGAAACCGCTCCGGTAGATGGTGCCCCATGCGAAATGGTACGCACCTTGACCGAAACCGGTGGCAATGCCGCCGTATCCGGTAACGCGCAGGTCGATACCACGACCGGTAAAGGCACGATCGACGGGGTTGCAACAGACAACACCGGCGATATGTCCGTGTTCAAGAACTTCGGTGCACTCGGCAATAACGTCATGATCGACATCTTTGGTCGCGATGGCGAAGGCTGCTTTGCACTGGAATCCGATGAAATCATGCTGGAAGTCGCAAGTATGCCTGTCAGCAAGCGTATTGTCGGTAACTTCCGCATCGTCGTCGCAGTGAACTATTCGATCTGCGATCGTGCAGAACGCGAACTGTAAGAAACCTCCCGCCCCCTTCGGGGGCGGAATACAGGAGAAACACATGGCACTTTTGAAGAGCGCAAGAAACGGCCTTACCATCGGCATCACGTCCGATACGGTCGGTGTCATCCGGAACTACGCAATCGGAGAGGACAACAAGATCGTATTCGGCGGCATCCGTCGCAGTCTCTATGACTCGGCGAAGAAGCAGGCCGACAAGCCCGTCACGCTGGTATCATTGCCGGACGCGGAAGAGATCAAACCCGCACAGACAGCGGTCGTCAACGACCAGAAACCGGAGGTCGATCCAGCCTCCCTGTCGGTTAACGTCATCGATGACGAACAACCGGCCAAACAGCGTCGCAAGGGACGCAGCACGCGTGCAGCGTCGGAAACCGCAGCCCCTCCGGGAGCACCCGCTCCGGAACTGGAAGGCGCTTCCGCCGTCGATGAAGACGAGGGCCTTGCCTGATGGATCGCTTCGATACACTGGTCTATTCTCCAGTCAACTTCCTGTTCGTTGACTGGGCGGATAACGGCAAGCGGTTCAACCGCTGCGGACTGCCGCAGCCACGCCGCAACGGGCCGTCCATCTCGCATTACTCGCCAGTGTGTCACGACACTATTCCTGTCGCCGATCCCATCACGACCTATGACTGGGAGCGGTGGCTGCCGGAAATCATCGTCGGCGTCGATGACCCGACGGAAGAGATCGCTGCGGACTTCGCCCGTGCCGCTGCGATCGATTTCTGCAAAACCACACGGGCCTTGCAGCGGGAGATCGTCATTCCCATTCAGCATGGAGAATGCACCTATCCGGTTCCCGCTGTCGATTTCGAGAATGTCATCGGCGTTATCGGAGCGGGATTCAACGATGAGCACCGCTGCCGTTGCCAAGGCGACTTCTGCCGGGGCTGGCTCCCGAACGGAGTGCACTATCACTTCGATCCGGCCAGAGCTGAAATCCACATCCAGACCGACAGGCATTTCCGATGCTGTGGTCACAACGACCGGTTGAGATTGTTGGTCTGGGCGGCCCCGAAGGAGTATGCCTGCGAGTTCGACTCGTTCCTGTACGAGTTCTTCAGGAACGAGATAACGGTGATGGCACGTCATAACTATGTCCGGAACGTTCATTTCCGTGATCCGCAACTGGTCGGCAGCGTGTTGTCGAAACCGGAGATCGAAAGGATGTGGGCCATTGCCAAACTGCGCGTGGCCTCGTCGCACTCATTCGAGAGAATGGACGGTCGCTCCGGACTGTTCGGACGCGGGAGAATGTTCCGATGACATGCAATACCACACTGCGATACTGGCTCACGAAAACCATCGCGTTCGCGTTGAACGACGATGAACCGAACCACGAGTTCACCCGCTATCCCATCGAGAGCGTGTTGATGGCGTTGAACGATGCCATGTGCATGGTGTTCAAGTACCGCCCCGATCTGTACACGGAATGGCGGATCATCAAGCTGACAGCCGGACGTCATCAGGACGCCCGAGGATGCTGCTCGAACATTCTTGCCATTGCAGAGCAGACCGACCAGTACGGCAACATCATCAAGACACTCGGCAACACACGGCGCACCAATACAGCGGCGAAGATCAGGTGGCGCAAGCCATCCTGCATCATCCCCAAGGACGCGCCGAACGGGTACGTGATCGACTACGTGACGACGGACGACAACATGAACGGTCGGTTCGAGGTCGTCCCGCCCGTGCCCTGTGACACGGACGTGTATGTCCGGGCCAAGTGCGTCGCACGGCCCTGCTCGTATGGTCTGGCCGATCTGGACAAGCCATTCAACGTCGATTGCGATGCCATCGTCGCAGTCAAGCATTTCATTCTGGCGTGGCTCTTGGCAGGCGACCGCTTCGTCAATGCCGCCCAGACCGGCAACACGAACCAGTACCATATCCAGATGGCCTACAACATCCTCGGCATCCAGCAGAAAGCCGAGGACCGTATCGAATCGAGAGACAAGGCGGGAGACTGACATGACATGTAATTGCCTGAACACCAACTGCGCACCCTGCACGGACTGCACGCAGGAACCGGTCGAGCCATGCAAATGCCGCTGTGGCGATATCGCCCTGCCTGATGGACGGTACGAGCACGCGACCATCGTCGTGGAGAACGGCTGCATCACCGTCGTGGAGGCGGGAGAAATCCCGCTCTACACGCCGAACGTCTGCTGTGCCGGTACAGGCTCCGGCAGTGGAGGCGGTGGCGTTGAAGGTCCTGAAGGACCGAAGGGCGAACCCGGCGAGAACGCGACCATCTCCATCGGGACGGTCAGCACACTGGCTCCCGGATCGCAGGCTACGGTGGTGAACACCGGAACGACGACCAATGCGGTACTTGACTTCGGCATTCCGGCTGGCGCACAGGGCGCCAGCGGCGCAAACCCGAACGGCATTTCTAGCGATAAGGGCGGTATCCAGATCGACACCGGTGCGATCGTCGGGCTGCCTGCCTCGTGGCCGCCTGTCCTGTACATACTGGCGGACTCAAAGACGACCGGCTTCACACTGTCGGCTTCCGCTCCCGATCAATCGACCGGGATGGTCACGCTGGATATCGACGCATCCAAGTATGATGAAACGATACGTGCTTTCATCAACACCGAGCTGACCAACAAGGCAGCTGAATTGCAGAGCCAGATCACGGCGCTGAACACAGCGCTGGCCGCTCTGCAATCCTCCGTCGATTACATCCAGAAAAACTGTTGCGGGACGGTCTGATGCAGTTCACGATCAATCGATTTCAGGGTTCCGTTCCGCGCTTGGCCGATCATCTCGCCAAGGACGGATCAGCATCCGTTGCCATAGACTGCGACTTCTCTTCCGGCAGTCTTGCATCGTTCCGGGAACCCGCCCCTTATCGGGAAGTGACAGAGGGCACCAAGGCGACCTTTCAGCACGAGTGCTGCTGGCATGACTTCGACGGCTGTGTCGATCTGGCTTATGGCTCTGTTACCTGCAAGCAGTGTTTCGTTACCGGAGCGGAAGACTACCCGCTGGTATTGACCGTCGATACGGACGAGAACGGGGACTGTGTGACGAAACAGCGTCGGCTCGGTCTGCCCTGTCCAACCACCGCTCCGTCCATCATGCCGGGGACGACAGCCAACAGCGCATTAAAGGACGTTGAAGGGCGGTCTTATGCATACCAGTACATAAATAGCGCAGGGGAGCGGAGCGCGCTGTCTCCGGGTACTTCCGCACAGAATCTTTACGACGGCCAGACTGTCGTCGTGTCCGGCTGGCCAGTGCCGGATGCCGACTATGACGTCACCAAGGTAGCGATCTATCGTACGGTGTCCAGCTACCAGACCGGCAACGAGCAAAGCAACCAGTCGCAGACGACGTGGATGCTGGTCGATGAGATCGACGTCAATGCCGTGTCCTATATCGACAGCAAGTGGAACGTCGATCTGTCGATCGCCATCATGGAAGACCTTGTTCTCCCGCCTCCTGAGGGACTGCGGGGAATTGTCTGGATCGAGAGCATGAACTGTCTGATGGGCTTCGTCGGCAACCGCATCTATGCTTCGGAGAACAACAGCTATCACAACTGGCCGTACTACTACGATCTGGACGATAACGTCTGCGGGCTGGTCGAAAGTAACGGCCTCGTTTACGTCGCCACCGACGGACACCCGTACATTCTGGCAGGTCGCGTAGGCTGCGAGAACGCAGGATGCAGGGAGATCATCCGTCTGCCCGGTGCATTCCCTATGGTGGGCTGCGGCAACCGCAGAATGGCGAAATGCCGTGCAGGTGCCATCTATCCGTCCCACAAGGGCCTCATCATGCTGTCCGGGAAATCGGCCCCTGTCATCCTGACATGGCCGCTGTATTCCGAAAAGGACTGGCAGGCTCTCCGCCCCCAGACCGTGACGCCTGTCGAGGTGGCAGGCAAGCTGTTCGTTTTCGCAGAGGGCGGGAGCTTCTACCTCACGATGGCGTCCAGTGCCGAGCAGGGCTGGTCGCTGGACTTCCATTGCAGCCTGTCGGACACCGATGTGACGGACGCGTTCGTCACGCGGCAAGGCGACTTCTACATCGTCAAAAACGGCATCCAGTATCTGTGGAACCGGGGAGCGAAGAAGCGCCCGCATTACTTCAAGTCACAGGAAGTCGTCGGTCCTGCGCCCATCGGATGGGGAGCGGGACACCTCTGGTTCAGAGGCGGAACGGAGAATGTGAGAATCGACCTCGACGGACGTAAAATAATCGACCGGGAAGTGTTATCATCAAGAGTGTTCAGGCTGCCTATGTATGCAATCGGGCAACGGATGTACGTCACCTTGACCGGCACAGGTACAGTCAGCCTGCTGTCGATTGCGACATCCATGCACGAATTGAGGAGTTAGCCATGCCGTTCACCGTCTTATCACCGCCTGCCACTGACGACAAGGTTCAGGAAGTCGGCAAGCGGATCATCGAACTCGCCTACAAACTGGGGCGTCCGATCGACGTGGAAGGTTTCCTCATGGCATGGATCAGAGGGACCCGTGTCATCATCGAAACTGACAATGACGGCAAGGATGTCGGCATCGCCTTCGTGGCGATGGGCGACCGCTGGTTGTACATGGACAGGGGTGTTACTGTCCTGTTTTACAAGATGCAGAATGAAGCGGGCTTCATCGATTTCATGAAGTCGATGGGCGCTGCCATTGGTGCGCGTGCACTGATCCTTGAAGCGGGACCGCCTGAAAAACTGGACGGAGAAGAGCGCTCCGTCGTACGTGAAATCTATCTGTAAGGAGGCGGTATGGCCGGTCCGATCAATGACAGTGGTTACATAGAGGCGGCGACACGACAGGGCGAAGCCATGCGCGGTCATGCCACTGTTGATGTGCTGCTGCAAACCGCGCTGGCTTTGTGGAAACGCAGTGCCAGCAGTTCGATCTCCGACATGCAGACAGAAATCGGCAAGCGGCAGGTGGCATTGGCCGAAGAAATCGCTGCTCATGCCCGGAACTTCTGGCCATACGAGAAGGCGGCAGTCGAGGACGCCTTTGGTATCGGCAAGGCGACCGCCCAGTACGATGCACTGTCACTGTCATGGGCGGCAATGGCCGACTCCGACCAGCAGGTTTACTATAGCCGGCTGAACGAGGCGCTGTCAGACCGGTGCCTGAAGCCGTCAGGCTGCGAACTGTCTATCTGGAAACGCAACCGGCAGATGGACCGGTCGAACATCATCAGCTTCGCAGACCGGCAGGCAGAAGGCCGCATGGACAAGCTGAACGACATCCGCTACGCCAAGCAGTATGCCGCCCTTGCTCTTGGACGAGATCATCTGGCGAACGTCCCGACGTTCATGCAACTTGGCGGCGCGGCCAGAGGAACAACAGCAAGCGCGCTGATCGGTACGATCAATTCCGCCTTCGAGGCATACGGCTACTACAGGCGGGGAACGGACAACTGGGGAAGCGAGCTGGAAGCACGGTGGGGCAAACAGGGCATCTCGTATGCCGTTGTACCCAAGGACATGCCAGAGCGACTAGCCGATGCATTTGCAGGAGGATATGAAGAATGAGCGTAGTATCCAATGACGGCTACAAGAAGGCCGAGAAAATCAGAGCGGATGCCGTCACAGACGCCACGAACATCCGCCGTATCGGTGCTATCGCTATCGCCATCGCCAATGCGACCGAAGTCATCAGCAATTACCGCAAGACACGCGATCTTGCCGACAGATCGCTGAAGATAGCAGAGGAAGAACGGCAGCATGTCAAGACGGTCTATTGGCCGTATGAGCTGAAGTTTCTTCAGGAGTTCGGTACGCCGGAGGAAGTGGAGACAGCGGAAGCGTATGGCCGACGGTTTGCCGGGCGGCTGATCCCGCCTGTTGCACGGGCATTCGCACAGGCCATGCAGAAGACAAAATGTCAGGCATCCCGCTACTGCTCCAGCCAGTTCGTGCAGATCATGCAGACGCTGTATCAGGCACAATCCACTGCGATCACCAATGCGAAGATCATGGGCTACATCGCCGGGTTCAACTACGCCCAGAGCAAGAAGGACCTGAACGACGAACGCCGTCGTCAGGCTATCGGCATCGGCAAGGGGCTGTTCGGACAGGCGGCCAACCTGTACAAGGCAGCACTCGGCAGTCTGACACAAGGATTGCAGGGTTCGTTCGAGGGACTGAACAATGCGCTTGAAGCATTCGGCTATGCCGAACGACACACCTTGCAGTCAGTTCCGAGCATCGAGCATTACTATCCGGAATGGGAAGGTACGACCATCGGTATGGGAGATTATGGTGGATATGGGTTCGGCCAATCCAGAACGCGCGGTCCTGACTTGAGCCGCTTCGGTGGCGAGGCGGTACAAGGCGCAGTCATGGATACCAGTGTCAAGGGTATTCTGTCCGATGATGACATGGCTGCATGGCGTCAGCCATATCACAATTTTGCAACGATGCAAAAGGAAGACTGGAACGAAGGCATCATTGGAACGATGGACTCCGTCCGAAGCGGATCAAAGACTTATACCTTTACCGATTCGGATGGCGACAGAGGGTCGATCACCGTCAGCATGGAAGACTTCACCGGGCGCGTCGGTACCGATGCCAACTGGCTCAAGACAAACTGGCCAACAGGTTAAACAAAGGGGATCATTATGGCGAATTACGGAGCGGGCCTGCTTGGTCCTGCAAATTACACGGGAGGTATTCAGGCGCTGCTTACGAACCGCCCCCGGTTTTCTATCGACTTTCTGGCTACTGCCCGTGGTCAGCAGATGGCGGATGACGTAGGCTGGCAGAACAGAACACGCGACATCGCTAATCAGCGGTTTCAGGATTACGAACGGGAGCGGAACATCAACCGGGCGGTAGTGGATTATCTGGCTCCATTGCAAGCCAACTTCCAGACGGCTCTTGCAGCAGGCAAAACCCCGTCCGAGTTCCTTCAGGAACAGATGGCACAGATGATGGCGCAGCCACAGTTCAACCAGCTTGATCCAGTAGTCCAGTCCCGTATCATCGGCGGCTTGACGAACCAAGCCAAGCTGGAAGTCAATAACCTGTTGCGTACTGGTCAGACCGATGCCGCCGCCAAGCTGGCCCAGTCGTTCGGCATCTCCGGACTGGTACCACAAAATGCCGCTGTCATGCAGGCAGGCAACGCGCTGGACATGATCGCTGCCGCTGCTCCGAGCGCGGCAATCGACCGCAATGCCGGAACGGTAACAGTCAACGGCCAGACCATGCCTGCTGCATTCGCCGCGGCTTATCTGTTACGGTCAAACGGCAATGCCAGTGGGCTGGTTTTTGCAGCGGAAGACTGGCGCAGGCAGCAGGAAATCGCGAATCAGCGCAACCAACTGCTATCGACCACCACACAAACTGGAACGGACGTCGGCTCGCAGGTGTTTGGAGACAAACCGGCAGCACAAAATGCCGGACAACCGGCAACCGGCACAACGCCTTCTGCCGGGTTCCAGTTCTACAATACTGATATGCCGTTGGCTGAAGCACGATCCACTCTGGATCGGTTAACGCGCTTGCGTAACGAGGTAGATGCTTCGATCAGTCCACTGGCGCAAGGAGGCGGATACTTGAGTCCACAGTACCTTTCCGGAACCTACATTGCCGGACAGGAGCCGGAATCATTCTACAATCGTGAACTGGAATCTGTCCTGTCCAAGATGTCAGACAAGGAAATCTCCGGGTTGCAGAGCAACCTGACTGCCCGGATCGAGGAATTGGCTCGACTCATCAAGGCCGCACAGGCTGGACAGGTTACGCCGACAACCGACTACGCAGCGATCATCCAGCGTCTCATGGGAGCGGGAGGAACACGATGAACGATCAAGGAAGGCAGTTATGGGAAACCTACGGCAGCAATCCGCAGGTCAGGAAGTTCCTTGACCTTATCGCACAAGGCGAAGGTGGAGCGTATGACATCGCGTATGGCGGGAAAAAGATCGGATTGGGAAGCCATCCGAATCTGAAACAGCGTGCAGGCAACCACATTACAACAGCCGCCGGGCGGTACCAGATCATCAACGAAACGTTCAACCGGCAGGCGAAACGCTACGGACTGGAAGACTTCAGCCCGCAGTCGCAGGACCTTGCGGCCATCGCTATCCTCAAGGAAGCCGGAGCACTGGATGACGTTATAAAGGGGGACATCGGCAAGGCCATCCAGAAAACGAACAAGATATGGGTATCGCTACCCTACGGATCACAGTCCCGCCTGTCCATGCAGGACGTTCAGCAGTTCTACGGCGATCCGAACCTGACGGTCAGTGCGGTACCACAGTCTGCCGAACAGCAGGCCAAGCAGGCTTACCGCAGGCAGCTTCTCGAGCAGTACCAGCAGGAGCTTGCCAACGCCAACAGCATGGAAGGATACCAGTATCCATCCCTGCCACAGACGTCTGCACAGACATTGGCCGAAGCCTTCGCCGATCTGACCAAACCACAAGGCCAATCGATGGATGACATGACGGCATCGCTGTTTGCAGCCAACGCACAGCGTGAAGCGGACAGCGTTCGCAATGCCGGTGTGACCAGTTTCCTGACCGGCGGAATGGAGCAGGCTCCCGCCTCTCTTATCATGCCTGACGCACTGAAACGGGAAATCAACAGAATCGTATCGAACTTGCAGGATTGATATGGCAACGAAGAAAAAGGCAGCTCCAACACAAGACCTGTTGAACCTCAATCCGGAAATCGTAACGGACGATCTTCTCAATCTGGGCGGAGAGGCGGTTGACTTCTATGGCGACCTCATTCCGAAGACGACGAAAACAGAGAAGGTCGATGATCCGTTCAAGCAGGCGCAGCAGTCCATCTACGATGACTTGCGCTGGCTTGAAGCGAAAGACAAGATTCAGGAGCGACTGGCGAAGAACGCCCCACCTCCGAAGATACCGCGTTGGGAACAGGTCGCAGCGCAGATTCAGGGCTATGACGATCTTCCGTACAAGGAGAAAGATCGCCTGTACAACCAGTGGTTGCAGGAGGCGAAGGAACTTTTCATTGCATGGAATGACAACCAGCCCAAGAAGAAACAGATGGATGCCCTCGCCATCGACAAGATGTTCGAGGACTACAACCCCGCTCCGGTCAAACCGGAGCGGTCATGGGGCGACCTGTTGAACGACCTGTCAACCGGTGCCCTGCAAGGTGGAGCGGCCTTCATGGGGACCGTTACGTCCTTGCTTGATTCACTGGCGGGAACGCCCAAACAGAACTCGAAATATTGGGATGATCTGGTCGAAGCGTACGACAAAGAGAAGTCCGAGTACACCAAGGACCAGCGGAAGCTGGCCGCCTTCGAGCTTCAGAAGCTCTATTCTGATCCGGAGAAATCCACTGTCGGGCGACTGCTCGGTGAAGCGGGTATTGCGCTGTCAACCCTGACCGTCGATCAAGCGATATCCCTTGTCGTCCAGATGGCTCCGTCTGTCTTCATGGGGATCGCCACCGGTGGACTGGGGACCGCAGCAGGACTCGGCGTACAGGGCGCAGCACGTGCCGCGTCGATCGCCGGGATCATCACCAACGCCGCACTGACGGGCGGTGACGCGGCGGCCACCGCTCGCGACATTGCACTCAACCTGACCGAGGAACAGATCAAGTCAACCGACAAGGGCCGTGAACTGTGGAGCCGATATAACGGTGACATCGACAAGGTACGAAACGACCTTGCCATCGATGCTTCCCGCTCCGGTCTGGCACTGGGCGCAGCGTTGGGAACGGCGGGCGCAGCCATACCGGGTTCTGCCGAGCGTGCAATTTCCTCCGCCATGCGAGGCGGTACTCGCGGCGTACTGGGTGCAATGGCAGCGGGCTCGCTGATCGGTGCGACAGAGGAAGGTCTTACCGGTGTAGCCGGGCGTGCAGCAGGCAATCTGCAAGGCGGCAATGAGGAACTCCTGAAAGGTGCCGCCTCCGACTTTACGCTCGGTCTTCTGGGCGAAGGTCTTGGTGCAGGTATCGGCCATATCAGCGGGAAAGCGATCGGCAGAGGAGCAGCAGAGAACCTTCCGACCACTGCACAGAATGCACAGCAGACCGTCTCCCAGATACTCGCACAGGGCGGATCGCAGAACCAGAGTCAGAATGCGTCACCCACTGCTGGCGTCACACAGAGCGACGTCGATGTGGTCAAGCAGGCTCTGGCCGAAGCCGACGCCACTCTGACCGGTGCGACACAGCAGGCGGCACCGGTCGATACGACACAGGCAGCGGCTACGGCGGCGCCTGTCGATCCCAACATCGTTGCGGCTGCCGCAGCCCAACAGGCCGCAGCTCAAACCGCACAGGCCGCAGCACAGCAGCAGGCTGCAACCCAGACCCCGACACCGCCTGTCGATACGACACAGGCAGCGACCGTTCAGACAACACAACAAACGGCACCGGTCGATACGACACAGGTCACAACGCCGCCTGCCGGTGTGTCGCCTCCGTCCATCGATACGACACAGCAGGCTGCAACCCAGACGGCAGCACAAACTACCACACAACCCGCTGCTGCGCCTGCCGCTTCGGCATCGTGGACGCCTATCTTCGAGCGTGACGGCTACCGGATGAATCTTGATCCCGCCTCCGGTCTGCTCCGGTGGACGGACTCGGACGGAAACATCATCAACTACAACTCCGTTCCGCAGGACATCCGGACGGAAGCGATGACGGAGTACGACTTATCTCCCTCCGGAGCATCACAGGCACTCTCTGGAATAAACCGCATCGCCAATTCCCTGTCACCTGCCGACCTGCGCAAGATCGCCAAAGGGGAAAAGGTCGATGGCATCAGTGACGCCATCGCCAGCACGATCCGCAGGTACGGTCTCGGCCAGACCGTCCAGAAAGCATCTCTGGACTGGACGAAGGCGGTACTCCGGAACGAGGACTCCCGACAGGTACTGCAAAAGATCGCAGACGACCAGCGTGTCGGCGAGTCCGCACGCAACGTTGCAGCCGACGTGCTCACGGCATTCAACAAGTCGAAGATGGAAGTGCCGAAGATCGTCTATGAACACAACCTTGTGGACGAAAAAGGCAGGCCCGCCGAAGGCAAATACGACATCGACACGAACACCATCACCTTGAGCAAGGATACCTCTGCCACGACGGTGGCGCATGAGGTCATGCACGCCATCACCTGCAAGGGTATCCTCGATTTGGAAGCCAAGGCGCTCAAGGGCAATGCCGCTGCACGGAACAAGTTGGCGCTGTTGCAACACCTCGTGAACCGCGTCCGGGAAGAGACGGGAGAAGGCACGCTATATGGTACCGAGTCCGTTGCCGAGATGGTCGCCGAACTGGTCAGTCCGGAGTTCATCGCAGCGGCACAGCGCACCAAGCTCGGCGACGTCTCATCATCCGTCGAGTACACGACCCTCACCCAACGCAACGGTAAACCGGTCAAGATCAAGGGCAACCCGCAGGCGGCCATGAAGCAGCTTGGCATCAACAAGGGCAACTCCGTTGTCTCTGCAATCGCCAAGTTCATCAAGTCCCTTGCCGACGCGCTCGCCCCACAGAACAAGATCACCGAGCAGACGGTACTCGACACACTGCAAGGTACGCTGGAGTGGATCACTCCGAACCGCCGGCCACGGACCCGAGCGGAAGTCTCGACACAGCAGAACGTCCAGCAAGCTGTCGATACGACACAGCAGAATGTTCGACAGGCTGCAACCCAGACCACGACGCCGCCTGTCGATACGACACAGCAACAGGCCGCAGCCGAACCCGCTGCATCACAAGCAGCAGAACCGTCCGTTCAGGCAGAAGCCGAACCTTCCGCTCCGGTACAGGAAGCCGAACCGGTGATTGAAGAGACGGTCGTTCCGCCAGAGCAAATTGAGGAAGTCACCGAGACGGAGCTGCCCGAGAATGCCAAGCTGGATCGCAACCTGAAAAAGACATCTCCAAGATATGAGGGAACACCGGTTAGGTTCGAGAGCGATCTGGATCGTGCCGCCTTCATGCTCGGTACACGGACGAAGCACGCGGAAGAGTACCGCAACTTCATCAAGGATCACCTCGGTTATACCGACAAACAGATCGACGATTACGTCAACGACATCTACCAGCGCGTCAAGAAGACGGCGGTAAAGGGCGGCCAGCGGTTCATCGAATCGACCTCAAAGATTACCAGCGACGTTGACACTATGCCGCTCTATGCCAGAAAGCACGCGGCAGCGGCAGCCGGGCAGGCGTCTTCCGCCTCCACTGTCGGTACGTCCAGAGACTCGCTGCTCGCCGCAGCGCAACAGCAGGGAATCCCGAACACAAGCCGGACGTTCTCGAGTGTCTTCGGCAATATCCAGAGCGGAACTCCCGCTCCGGCTGCCACGCTCGGACGCAACGTGTACCAGAGCGCAGTCACGGCGGCCAAGACGCGGAATGCTACCGGCCTGAAGAACGCCATATCCGGTGTGCTTGACTGGATGGGAGAGAAGTTCGCCGACTCCATGCTGCCGGTCAAACGCTGGACGGATGGCATCCTTGATCGCTCCGACCATCTGCACGCGCAAGTCACCAACTTCCTGTCCGCCATGTACGGCGCGCCGAACAGGCGGGACCATTTCATGGTCGAAGCTCACAAGAACGGTGGGGCGAAGTACCTGAAGAACATCGCCGCTGTCGTGAAGAAAACCGGCCTGTCGGAAGAAACGGTACAGCAGCGTGCAGGTTACTGGCTGTCGGCCAAATGGGCTCCTGAAGCCAACAACCGGCTGCTGAAACGTGCAGTCGCAGAAGTGCAGGACGCTACCAAGCAGTTATCCAGATCACCGAACAATGCCGATCTGCAACAGCAGTTACGGGATGCGACAAAGTACCTTCAAGACCTGCACGAAGCGATCACCAATACCGACGTCAACATCGATGAGCACAAGGTCGGCGTGGCCGGAGGCATGAACAATGCACAAGCCGCCGCTCTTCGCGCCCAAATCGAAAACGAGATCGGACTGGACAACCTGAAAAGCATCGCCGAAGGCGTCTATGACATGAACGCATGGCGGCTGGCACTTGACATCGAAACGGGCAAGACGACACCGGAAGCGGCAGTCGAGTTCCTGAACCGTCCGGACCTGATCGACAAGCTGAAAGCCCTACGGGACGCTGCCGCTGTCACGGATTACGATCCGGATGCACTGAACGCCATGCGGGCCGAAGTGGCGAAGGACGTCCGGTCGGAGTACGTACCGTTGACCGGTGACCCGCTCTCGTCCATCGATGAGGATTCATTCGGCGGCGTCCGCTCTCCGAACGTGTCGGCAGACAAGCGGATGCTTGGCCGCCAGTCCATTCCGGACGACGGGATTTCCGCTTCCTTCGCATCGATGCTGAAATCCACCGGGTTCGCTGGTTGGCGTCCGTTCCAACAGGCAACAGCCGATCTGTACCTTGCCATGTCACCTGCCGAAAGAGTGGAGGCGGGACTCGGCATGACGAAGTACAACCGGGGAGACGCCACACCACAAGGAGCGATCATCTATCGTTCGGGCGGCAACACCTATGCGTTCGAGGTCGATGGTCAACTGTTCGATGCCATCCGCAAGGCCAACATCGAGCAGGACAGTACCCTTCTGCAATTCATCAGCAAGCCGACGAAGTGGTTCTCTTACGCAGCCACCCAACTGAATCCGATATTCGGCCCGATCAATACCATCCGGGATATGTGGGAACGTTCCGATCTCGTCAGGTCTAAAGACCTGCGGGATGCCAACGGGAACAAGGTCGATGCCGAAAAGGTCGGTCGCTCCATGTGGCGATACATGTTCAATCCGGAGGTCTGGACTGCCGCCTATCGCTTTGCAGCGGGTAAGACCACAAACTCCCATGCAGGCAAGGCCTTGCAGATTCTCTCCCGTGAGGGCGGATTATCGACCCGTGCAGACTACTTCGGCGCGTCCAAAGCGAAGCAGGCACAGGCCATTGCATCGACCCGCAGCAAGACAGGACAGGCGGCAAACGCACTGGGCCGCGTCATCGACATCTACAACCGGACGTTCGACCTGATCTCCCCACTGTCATCCTATCTGGCGATGGAAGATCAGGGGGTCACCCGGACACAGGCATCCGGGGTGACGCTCGACCTTATGAACTTCCGCAAGACGGGTACGGCCATGCCGTTCGTCAAGTCGATGTACGCCTTCGCGCAACCGGCAGTTACGTCAGGCGTCAACATGTTATCGTCTCTTGTCGATCGCAAGACCGGCAAGCTGCGGTGGAAGTCCGTCGCCCGGCTGGCGGCCTACACGTTCGTGCTGGCGTCCATTCAGGCCGCAGCCCGTGCCATTGCAGGGGAGGATGAAGGCGGCGAGAAGTGGCGTCAGCTTTCCGACTGGACCTTGAACAACACCATTCCGTTCCCGGTCGGCGACAAGTTCATCACCATTCCGCTCGGCTTCGGATATCCCCGCCTTGCCAACTCTATGGCGCGTACCATGCTGGACGCGGCCAAGAACGAGCAGACAGTCGGACAGGCCTTCGGCAGTGTGGTCACGGACGCGATGATCCCGGCCATCTCGCCGATCGAACCGGTCGCCATCGACTGGGGCAAACATCCAGCAGAGGCCTTCATGCTCACCTTCTCACCGACATGGCTCCGCCCTATCGTGGAAAACAGCGTGAACATGCGGGCGACCGGAGCACCGATCACACATCCGGAATGGGAAAAGACCGACCAGTTCCGATCGGAGCAAGGTGGAACGAACGTCCCCGGATTCTACAGGGAAGTCGTCAGCATCATCCGGTCGATGACCGGCAACCGCATCGACATGGCACCGGAGCAGTTCGCCAATCTCTTCAGAGGCTACACTGTCGGTGCCCCGGCCATGCTGCGTACCCAGTTCATCGACAATCCCTTCCGGGCGGAACAGGGCCGCGTGGTGGACAACCCGGTCACTCGCCGGTTCGTCATGTCCCAGACGAATCAGGGCGTCCGCTCCCAGTTCTATGAGTATCAGAACAGGATCAATGACATCCGCAAGAAGATCAACGTCGGGGAAGACATCTCCAGCGAGGAGAAGGCACTGTTGAGGGTCGGAGATCAGTGGAACGCAGTGGACAAGGACTTCAGAAGCAAGCTGTCCAAGATCGCCAAGAACAAGGGCATGTCACCGGAGATGAAGGCGAAGGCACAGGCAGCCATCCGCAAGCAGCGTGACCCGTACATCTTCGATTTCGTTCGCCGTGCACGACGGGCGGAAAACAAGATCACGAATTGATGTATAATGGAGGTCCGTAGTAAATTCAATTAAACAAGTTTGGGTCAGGGCACCTTTGCCGAGGTGCCCTTCTTTTTTGTGCAGGCAAAAAAGAACCCGGCCATATAGACCGGGCAGAACCGAAAAGATTAGGATTCAAATCTATTATCCTATTCTTCTGCGGGCCATGTCAATTCCACCTGCTCGATCAGGTAGGACCGGACGATGCCGTCGGCATCCGTGAACTCCACATGATTGCGTGAAGCGGACGTTACCGCATCCTTGTTCTGTACGGTCATGTCCTCGATCACCTTCAACACATCCTTCTTGACCATGTATCCGCGGACATTCTTGCCGGTCTTGCGATCCATCAACATGTAAACGTATTTGCCTTTAACCACAGTTATCTCCCTTGAATCTAATTTCCAGTGCCTTCTTGTAATTCCGCTTTCTCAAGAACCATGCCCCAGCCTTGTAAGCATGGGCGGGATTGTCCCGACGGCGATAATCACTGTGCATTATCCACCGTTTTCCCAACATCGCTATCTTTTTTTGCAACTGCTCGTGCATCTCTCCGCCTCTTCTCTTCAATCAGTTTTTCACGTTCGCTTTCCAGATAACCCCGTGATATCGATACCTCCCACCAAGCGCCGTCATAGTTCATGACGATCCTGTCTTCCCGCATGACAAGTGAACGGGTGTTCGTCCGTTTCCGGTCGGCGAATGTGATACACAGGTTCGGCCCGCTTAACGACAGGCGCACTCGCTTGACCACTCTGATCCGCGGGGCGTACCAGCATCGCAGGATCAGATCACCGCCCCAGCGAAACAGGTCGGGATACGTCCAGTCCAGTCTCTTCCCACAACGCTGGCAGTAGGCGGGACGCTCCTGTTCACGCTCCCACAACCCAACATATCCACATGTCTTGCGACTACATCCGAATTGAACTGCCATCATTCCCTCCTTCAGCAACTTTCATATTCGCTCCAGTCCAGCTTTTGCCCGCAATTCCAGCAGTATTTCAGATATTCCTTTACATGGACGTCACACTGCGGACAATGAGGGGCTTCTACCCTTGAATAGGTGAGATGCATAACAGGCGGTTTAGGCATTCGTCTTTCTCCGGTATTCCACACCGTTATGTGTACGCCATCATATTTGCATCTGTCACCGGGAACGCAGGATCAACGCATACAGGCCGGATTCGTTGATGGTGTTGACTTCGCGTTTCTGGACAACGCCGTTTTCTGACCTGACCTCAATAATATTTAGGGCAGCTTCGTCGTCATCAAGAGTCTTTAATGCCATTGTGATATTGTTCAGTCCTAGCACGGCACAAACATCAGATGCGACGAACCAAGGATCGTCATCTTTCATAACGATACGAATTGCATTGGTGTTGAATTTAACGATTGAAACTTCAGACATAACAGTCTCCATATTTTAATGAAGCCTGCTAGAAATGAGAGCAGGCTGGACTCAACTACCGGCTGATCCAGCGGCGGGCCTTATTCAGATATATCGGCCTCTCATCCAACCTGCAAATGACCTGTGCAGAAACAAAAAATTCCGCTAACTTACGGGGCGGATGACCGAGATCAGCTTGGTAGTGGTCATATCATACCGCAAGTTAGTACGTACTTACAATCCTTCGCGTTGCGTCATCCCCACCGCTCTCTTCACCGCCTGATCCAGTGTCAGTTTCCCCTGCTGCCGTTTGGCGACGAGTTCTTCCCACGTGTTCTTGGCGATGATCCGGTGGATATATACCAGCCGGTCATAGCCGCTTTGCGCCTGCCGGATCGGACCGAGACGGTCGATGACCTGCGCATAATATTCCGCATTCCAATCCTGCGTATAGATGACCAGATGCCTGCCGCCATGTTGCAGGGACAGGCCGTGTCCTGCGCTCTGTGCATGGACGAGAAGGACGGGAATCTTCCCGCTGTTCCAGTCATCGACGATTCTTCGCTGGTTCGCTCCGGACGGCAGGGCCACCGCCTCGGGAATATGCTGCTGCAATGCCTGAAGATCATGCTGGAACCAGTATGCAATGACCAGATTCTCGTTGCCGATCTTCTCCCTGATCTCATCGACGGCAGCCAGCTTCTCGGTATGCAGCGTGTGCCATTTGCCATCGTCATCCTTCACGCAACCGGAAGCGATCTGTCTGCATTTCATGACGGCGGAACCCATGTTCACCGCTGTCACGGTATCCATCTTCGTCAGCTCAAGGATGGAGTCATTGTGAATCCTGTCGTACTGCTTGCGCACATTGGCGGGCAGGTTGACCATGACATCCAGCTCCACCGCTTTCTTCACGTCGAAGTAGTCGTAAGCATCCACGACAGCGGTCGTCGCACGCAGCCGCTCGGTGATCTCGCTCTGGGCGTGGTCGAGCGGTTCAAGGATATTGTGTCTCGGATCGGAACCGAAGCGCACCCGGAACCACCGCTGCTTGAATGCCGTGAACGAATTGCCTAGTGCGCGACCGAAATCGATCGGCCACTGCTGCGCCCACAGATCGGTCAGCCCGTTGGCCGCAGGCGTACCGGTCAGGTTGTACCAGAACGGAGTTTCCTTTGCGTGACGCACAAGAGCGGCAGCGTTCTTGCTGTGGTTGTCCACGACCTGATATATCTTGCCGGTCTTGTGATGACGGCTGAAGTGGACGCGATGATTCTTCAGCTTGGTGGATTCATCTGCAACCACCATACGGAACGGCCACTTGCCGTCCAGCTCTTCATGCAGCCATGCCAGATTCTCGTAATTTATCGTGTAGATATCCGCCCTGCTTTTCAGTGCGGCACGACGTTTCGCCAGCGGACCGGTGATCTCGGCCACTTTCATGCGACGGAACTGGTCCCATTGTTCACACTCGCTGCCCCATACCATGTTCGCCACCCGCAACGGAGCGACCACCAACACCGGGAAAACATCTTCATAGAGAGACATTGTGGAGATCGCCATCAACGTAGCGGATGTCTTCCCGGTGCCCGGTGACGCAAACAGGTTGCCTCGTGGCATCCGCGTCATCAGATCGACGAGCGGTTTCTGGCAGTCACGAAGCGCGAACTGACTCATTGCAGTGTCCTGTTCCTGTGAATGCTGACTTCCTGTTCCAGCAGGTTCGTCAGATGCTCGTTGAACTCATACATGTGCGGCAGTCCTTCTATGTCGTGAGCCTTCAGGTCGCGCCAGACGGCGGAGGCGGCCAGCTCTAGCTGCTTACCCATCTCGCTGTCATCAGCCTTCCAGTCGAAGTCCGGATTTACGACGACCACTGCAAGGAAGTGGTTTGTTACGGAATTGACGTAGGTTTCCACGCCGACACCGATCGCGTCGGATTTGAACCACGTTCTTTCGACAGGCGGGACCCTCAATTCATCCATAACCGCCATGAACTCTTCCTTCGAGAAGACCATCGTGAAGCTGCACCGGACGTCGTTCTTGAACTCTCCATAATCGACAATCAGCATCTTGCATCCTCCACCCATACATCGACACCCAGCATCGTGTCGATAACCGCCACCTTGAATCCGGTCTTGCGCAGCAGTTCAAGTTCCGCTTCCTGATCCCGACGCGGTTTTTCTCCGGGCCGTTTCAGTTCCACGAACCAGATGATGCCGCCCGGTAGAAACACCTGCCTGTCCGGTGCGGCCTTGCGTCCCTGATAGACGGTCTTGCGTGTGAACCCACCCATCTTCTTGACGGTTTCGTCAAGGTGCTTCTCGATCCTGCTTTCCAGTATGTTGGTCATTACTCTATCCCCAATGCTTTCTTCAGTTTTTCTTTACGTAACTTGTCTTTTTCATCAGATTCTTCCTGCTGTGTCAGCCACTCGAACTCTTCCTCGGAATCATACTCGTAGTTCTCCAGCACGACCGGCTGTTCTCCGACCACCGGCGGAAGGGCACGCGGCATGATCTTCATGCGCTGTACCATCCGTTCCGGTCTGCCGCCTATCCAGTACCTGATCTTGGTCAGATGCACCTCGAAATACGGAGAGCGCAACTGGTATAGCGGCAGCCCCATATACTCCATATGCGTCGGTGTCTTGGGTACACGGCCTGTCGTATGAAACAGGCGGAACAGTGCTTTCTGCACGATGGGAGAGATGTAGGCCGCCTCCGGTTTGCATCCGTATTTCGCTTCAAACTGCGCGATGCCTTCAATAAACACGCTCTCAAGTGGCGTCATGTCAGTCCTTTCTGTATCTGTGTGCCTCAAAGCCACCTGCTGCAAGCGGCATGTCCTTGTGCCATTCAAGCGGTCTGGTCATCCAGTAGCCCAGTCCACGTGGGTTGTACTCGTCAGTGTCCGGCACTTCGCAGACCAGTTCGTCATGTACCCGCAGCACGATGTTGTATCCCGCCTGTTCTACCAGCGGCATGTGATAAAAGAGAATGTCGCGGGCGAATGCGGACGTCACGTTCTCCGCCAGCTTGCCGGAGTACGTCTTGATACGCTCGAACTTCTTGCTGTAGCCATTGACGCCCATGAAGGACAGATTTCCTTCCTCGTCCAGCCGGGGATTCAGGTAGGTCAGGCATCGTCCTGACGGCAAGCGAATGAACAGGTAGCTCTTCACTCTCTTGAACTTCAGCTTGCCGTTGACGTCGAACACTTCACCCGGATTGGTCATGGCGTTGAAGAAGGCCTCTTTCAGCTTGGCCCAGAAAACGACGATCTTCGGATGCGCTTCGCGCCATTGCAGCTTCAGGTATTCGCAAGCAGAATAGACGCGCTCGGACAACCCACCTGCGTGGCCTTTTTCCTTGGCCCACTTGAACTTCTTCTGACAGTCCCGCAGCATGTCGATCCTGCCAGTCTGCCAGACGGCATCGGCCATCTTCGGCAGGTCCATGCGGTTAACGGTCGCCATCGTGACGAAGGCATTGACGCCGCCCTCATATCCCAATCCCAGTTCCTGCGCCTTGCCGATCTGCCGTCCCTCTTTCGTGACGGCCTCCGGCTTGACGTTCATGGAGCGGGCATAGGCCATCTTGTAATTGTCGAACTCGATCTGGCCTGCGTCATAGTCCTCAAAGTATCTGATCTTCCATTCTTCTCCGGCAAGGTAGGCAATGCCCCGTCCCTCAATGTTCGAGTAGTCGGACGTGACCAGCTTCATCCCCGGCTTGGCACAGATGACGGAGCGCACGGAGTCGGCGAGCACGTCCATGACATTGTCGTACAAGAGCGAGATGTACCCACCCTTGATCGCGTCCATGTCGATCTCCATCGATTCTTCCAGCCGGAATTCCGGAACGTTCTTCCACGTCATCGCCCGACGCAGGTTCTGCGGTTGCAATCCACGTCCTGCATCCCGTCCGGTTCTGGACGCGCCGTACATCTGCATGGTGTAGCACATACGACCGTCGCAATGCTGCTCGACCACCCGGCGGTACTTGGCCGCACTGTTCATGGAGGACTGTGCCCGAACGGACAGCAGCTCGCGCAATTCGGAGGGCATGTCAGCGGACAGGACCTTCTCCAGCTCCCTGCCGTCTGCTGCTACAGCCTTCATATACTGGTCAGGCTTGTCCAGATAGTCCTGTATGCGCTTACTGCGCAAGTCAGGCAGGATGATACCGTACTGCTTCGCAATGGCTTCCAACAGCGCGTCACGCTTCGTCGCAGCATCGACCTCTCCATCGGTCAGGTCGAACGTGCGATTGTTCAGGCGCTTGCGTTCCGCCTTGGCTTCGTCGATTGCGGCCTGCGCCAGTTCGACATCGACCGGGATGCCCCGGTCGTTGATCCGCTGGTCCAGCACCCACAGGGCATGTTCCTTGTCCGGATAATTGATGGTCGGCAGGCGCTTGTGGATTTCCCGCATGGCGGCAATGTCCCGCTCCCCATAGATCGTGAACTCTTCCCACTCGACGGGCCGTGTGGCCTTGGTATGGAAGCCGATGTAATCCAGTCGTGATTGCGGGACACAGAAGAGATTGATGAGCAGTGTCCCACGGCGATCCTTGGCCTTGTCCACCGGCAGACCGAAGATTTCGGACAGTGCGCCCAGCCCACCGGGAAAGCCGTGTGCCAGTGCCTGCACCATCGTGTCGATGATGTCTTCCGGATCGAGGCGGATGCCAAGAATGCCGGAGGCGTTGATGACGTTGCGGTCGAAGACGGAATTATGGAAGACGAACTTGCGCTGGTCGCGTGGAAGGCGAAGGGCGGCATACAGATCGTCCGGCATGGGTTCTCCTTCTATCGGTTCCCAGACGGTGATCGGGCCGTCATCCAGCGCATACTGGACCATCAGTACCCGGAAGTAATTGCCTCGCACATAGGCCTTCACGCCATGCGAGATCGGCACTTCACTCCGTGTTTCCGTGTCCATGTAAATCTTCATTTCCTTTTCCTTTTGCCTTTTACCAAAACGCTTTGTGACGCCCTGTGACATGACGAAACGCTCTGAATGAAAGGGGCCTGTATTCTTGCGAACACAGGCCCCTGTCCGTGATTTCGCTGCATTCTGACCGAAAGGAATGAAGCAGTGCCACGGTGCACTCAAGCCTGCATTATACCAGAGGATTACCGTAATACAGAGGCATTCCGCACTGGTCCTTGATGGTGGTCGCAATGGCCTTGATCGCAGCGGCCTTGACCTTGGCGAGATTGGTCAGGTCGTACCAGAACTTGACCTCTCCATCACGGTGACGGTAACGCAATCGGGCATTGATCTGGTATTTCGTGTCGTTCTTGAACAGTGGGATACCGATCGCGAACTTGTCGAAGACAGACATCTTCGCAACGGTCGCCTTGTCGTCGTCCTTGACGAACGCCATGTCATACCCGCCGCTCTGCAACCGGACGACTGACTTGAAGCGATAATCCGAGCGTGCCTCGAAACCGGTCGCCATTTCGAGAATCTGCGTGCCGGTTGGGAAGCCTTCCGCATTGATGACGTCCTCTATGTTTTTGTCAAGGAACTGTGCGAACTCCATCTGGGACATGACCGTGCCGTTCTTGCCAAGCCATTCCTGCGCTTCTTCCGTCAGGTCCAGTTCCAGAATGGCGAGATGATCGCGCCATGCCGTTTCTTCCGGGGTTGCACCATAGTCGTTGAACACGGCCTTGAACAGGACATCACAGTCATTCTCATACTGCCAGATCGTCGAAGTGGACAGCGATCCCTGCGACTTGACATAACGGATGAAGGAATCCACGTCCGACAAAAGCACCTTGCCTTTCTTTCTGCGTGGAGCCGGAAGCAGGCTTTCAAAGTCGCGCGAGTCAAGCGAGTAACCTTCCGGAACCGCAACGGTGATCTGCGAATCATCCGGAAGATGGCGAATCTTGATCGGCTTCGGCAGATTCTTCAGGATCGTCTGTGCAACATTGTTCAGTTCATCTTCATTCATGATATTTCCTCCCACCTAATTAATAAACATCTACCACGTCTTCTTTCCGTAACGGAACCAGCGAGACAAGATTGCCCTTGTCCTCGATGACCTTGACATCCTTCACGCGATTGTTCGGGTTTTCATCCTCGAGATTGCCTTCCGGCGTGACGAACATCAGGGAGTCCATCGGATTTTCCGGTTTGGTAAAGGTCGATTTTCCGTTGACCATGACGACTCCCGCCTTGGTCTGTTTGATCGTCAGTTTGATGGTGACGGTACCGCTGCCACCCAGATTGTCCACTGCGTTGACGACTTCGTTCAACTGTTCGCTTGCTTTGGCGACAAGCTCGCCACCTGCGATCTTGAGCAGGGTTTCTGTAATCGGTTTGATAGCCACGATAATCCTCGGTCAATGGGCGCCCCTTCCGAAGAAGGGGCGGTTTCTTAACAGACTCTATCCCGGGTTAACAAGATAGATTTAATTTGGGACTTTTTTCCTGCTGCGTGACGTTAATCACAAGAGTCTGTCCCCTGACTCCCACATCAACGCCCTCATTGAGGACGCTGGTATCGAAGCCCCGGTTTGCGGTACCGGGGAAACCGGCTTGAAGAATCGCCCGGTGTTTTCGGAACTGGAACACCGGAAATCCAGTCTTGGGTGAGAGCAATGCACACCTGATTCTTTATGCCAATCCGAAGTCGCCTGCGTCCTCTGCGGAAATGTCCTCGATTTCCTCGAACTCTTCCGCCTTGGCGATTGAAGCTCCGCTGAACCGTTCTCCATCCTTGGCGAATTGTACACCACCGATCGAAGCGCGGAGGCCTTTACCCGCCTTGTTATCCTGCGCCCAGATGTTCAGGATGCAGTTCACATAGCATCCGGAGTAGAAGGTCTGCTCGATCTGGTCAGGCGAGAGCGCATTACGCCGCTGGTCGATACAAGTCGGACGCTGTGCTGGCAGTGTGTTGTATGCCGACAGCTCGACATTGCCAGCGTATCCATCATATGCCTTGGTATCACCGTCACGGACGAAAAACCGCATCGGGTTGTTCGTGATTTCATTCCATGTGGCCTTGCGCTTGGCGTCATCCAGCTTGCCCCACTTGTCCAGAAAGACTTCACGGCATACTTCCATGACGAGCTTGTGGTCTTCGCCGTCCTTGGGAATCAAAAGATGAACCGCGTAGCGTGGCTTGCCTTCCTGTGGTGGTTTTTCAGGGTTAGCCAGAGCGGGGAATGAGAGGCGGCCATAGACCATGACGCGACCGAGAGTACCCAGTTTCTTTGCCATTTTCCTTTTTCCTTTCTATAGGGTTTGAGTTGTTTCAATCCACGTACCGTTAAGTGCGACGCGAATTTGTTTAAATGATAGAACAGTTCTTATAAAATTGCAAACTCATTTGCAACATCGTCTCCAAAATCCCACGGCGTACCGCCCTTCTCGACCGGAACGAGCGCGGGTTTGGGTTGACCGCGGGAGGTCAGGGAATCGACGAGCGCCTTGGCGTCCTTTTTCCTCATGTCCATCCCGACCAGCCGGTTTTCGACCTGTGCCGGAGTCAAGAGCTTGGCCGGCGCCTTGAATTGTACCGGATCATAGCCAAGAGACGAAAGCCGACGTTCCGCTTCCTCGGTGTCCGTCCAGTCACGGTTGCCCGCTCTGCCCTTGACGAGACGGAAGCCCGGGATGTCCTCCCGTGCCAGTGCGCGCGTCATCGCCTCGTTTTCTATCGCCTCGATATAATTCTTCAGTACGGACACACGGGACAATCTGTGCGCAAGATCATCGTTTGCCAGCATGACCGGGAACTCTTCGGCCAGTGCACCCTGCGGCGTCATGACGGACGAGACGTCCACTTCTGCGACATGGCGCATGGCCGGGCACTTGTGTGCCGCCCGGCAAAACTCGCACGCCTTTTCCGACACGTCAAGATAAGTGTCACACCATTTGGCATAGTCGTCGTCATCGCGCCAGTCCGCGTCCGACATGGCGTGCCGCACCCTGTTGGCCGCCATGCGCATCTTGGTAATATAAGGCGGAATGTCCTTGGCATCGACCGTCCAGACGCCATTGGACACGCTGTTGCCTCCTGCTCGCGGCTGAATGATCTCGAACTCGTACGTACGGATGGTCTCGTCCATCATGAGCATGGTCTCGACCATGCCGAAGATGTACAGGATGCCCTGAAGGTTCTCCTGCGGGTCCACGTACCGCCTGCCGAATTTATAATCAATGATCCGGCACGTGTCACCTTTGACCAGTACCAGATCAGCGGTACCGAATGTGTCCGTCTCCGGCTGCATGAGCATCTTGCCGAAGTTGACTTTGGTCTCGAACAGGGCATAGTCGCGCGGTAGGGACTCGACGTATTCCGCACAGGCCGTGACGACAGCACGCTGTTCGTCGTCCAGCGGGAACTTGTCGAACGGCACACGGCGCTGGACGTGCTTCTGCATGACCTCGTGCAGGAAGGCGCCTTCCCGTGAGGCCGACGAGCCGGTTTCTTCCGGCTCCATGCCTGCCAGCACGATGGAGCCGGGACATCCGGCCCATCTGTGTGCCCCGCTCGGTGAAAAAAGCGAGTGTGCCATATCACTGTTCCTTGTTGTGTTCACGGAAGTTCTTCAGCGCCTTTTCCAGTACAGCGTAGGCCTTGCCGTATTCTTCCGGCTTCAGGTTTTTCGCACTGGACACGTCAAGCTCGTACTCAAGTACCTGCCGGACAAATGTTGCGTCTGCTTCCAGAACAAATTCCCTGATGATATTGCGGATATCGTCATAGGTGACATCCTTCTTGGCTTCGGCCTGTGGCTGTTCCGGAAGGTCTTGACGTGGCTGTTCCGATACGGCAACGGCATCGTTCGTGACGACCTTGACGGGTTCGGAAGTGGGAGATTCGACTTTCACCGGTTCAGGTGCAGGTGCAGGCGCCGGAACCGGTGTGTTGGGTTCCGCCTGTGGAGCCGGTTTCGTCGTGCGTCCTGCCTTCTTGGGTTTGGCGGGCGTGGTCTGCATCCGTGACGCGACGGTCTCGAACTGCTCGGACTTCGTCTGCGGATTCGACTGTGCGGTCGCCATGACGGTATCCGCCGTGATGGCTTTCGGCGGTGTGTTTCCGACGATTTCGGCCAGTATGACGGCCAACAGGTTGCGGTCGCCTTTTTCTTCGGGATTCAGTTTGATGGTGATTTCCATGATGTTTCCTTTCGGTCTGCGGTTGATATGATGGTCAGTACAGATGGAATGTGTAGTGACCAGGTTTATCCTCGGTGTATCCGAGGTTCAATAAAGTCTGCTCGATGATGGTCGATGAGACCTGCTTGTTGTCGAAGCAGTTCGTCATGAGCTGATCGACTGTGACTTCTGTCAGCTCCATCGAAGCGAGATAGGTTCTCAAGCGGGATTCTTCCGCCAGTGTGGCAGCGTAATTGCGGCGCTCGTCTGCCGCCAGTGTGGCCGCTCTCTTCCACAAAACGCCCTCTGCGTTATACAGCTCGACCGCTTCCGCCCAGAGCTGTTCGCGATTACGCTCGACATAATCTGTGTCGATATGGCCGTACAGGCCCACATCCAATGGAAGCCATCTGCGGTCGCCAGTGCGCCCGATCAGACTCTTGCGGTAGTTCGTCGTACCGACGAACAGATTGGTTCTCTTCCGCGTGACGCTCAATTCCTTGAATTTCGGGACGAACTCGTCGAATGTTCTGGACAAGCGGGTCTTCAGCATGGCCTCGGCCTTGACGGAATTACCGCGCAATTCACCGAACTCGACGATGGACTTGCCACGCAAGTGGCGGGCGAAATCCGCGTCAGACATCCCCATCGAAACGTCTGCATACCAGTCCTCGTCGAGCACCAGTCTGGCAAGCAGTGTCGATTTCCTGACGCCCTCTTTCCCGATCAGGAGCGGGACCATATCGGCTTTCGTGCCGGGTTTCACGACACGGGCCACCGCTGCGGTAAACAGGTATTCCACGACCGATTGAGCGTATGGCGTGTCATCCGCTTTCAGGACGTCACAATGAAAGGTATTCAGCCGCTTTATGCCGTCCCATTTCAATATTGTCAGCCTGTCCCGTGCATAGTTCTTAGGATTTGCTCTTGCGACCAGCTCGATCACATCCGCCAATCTCCGCTTCTCGGGTTCCGCGAAATTTTTTGTCGCCAGATCGATGATGATCTGGATGTAGTCCGTTTCCCTGACCGGACGCCAGTCCGGATCGGGAGTGCGCCTGATGATGACCTGATCGTAAAACTCGTCATAGGCAAACGCACATCCCAGAAACTTGGGTTGCCGCAACGCAAGCATGATGTTTCTTGACGTGGCCTTGATGACTCCTGTGCGCGTCACGTCGAACAGCGCACCATTGCCGATGACAGGTAAGGCGTCAGGATTCTCGATGACGTCAAATTCCTGCGGGACGTACCCGATGGCGTTCAGGAAGTCGTCGAAGTTCTTCGGCCCGTGCGTCTCGTGCATACACCTAAACCCGTGCTTCGAGACGCCGCCCAGCCCACGCGGGATATAGACCGTCTCATCCGCCTTCCCGCCTCCTGTGCCATAGTTCGAGTGCTGGTCCTCCCACGGACACCGGACGCACAGCATTCCCTGACTGTTGTATGATCCCTTGAACCAGTCTGAATTGACGATGTACTGATAGATCGGGTCGTTCAGGTCGGTCGTCTGCGGTGCGTCGGATGAGCCAGACGCGTTCGGCCGTCTAGTGAATCGTGACTGATACGGTTCCGTGCGGACGCCGAACTCCGCCATGAAGGCGTTTATCATCTTCAGCACATCGTCGTTGTCGATAACGGGAATGTCCTCGTACGAATCCGGCAGCGCTTCCCATGCCACCCTGACGCCGGACTTGTGCATTCCGGCCGCCATGATGAAACTGTTGTCGAACAGGAATTCCACCGCTCCGGCGGCGTCGTGGGACGTCGAGACCGAGCCTGAAGGCGAAAGAAGATCAGACGGCAGCGTGACCGAGAACTTGCTGCGTCCCTGCTCTGGACGTTCAAGGCGATAGATAAGCATCCGGCGCGACGAGTTCGGACGCCGCCTGACCGGCAAGTCTTTCCTGAACCACGCACAAAAGAAGTCATCGATTCTGTCAGCCAGAGAGGGATCGTCCACATCGATATCGATACCCTTGACCAAACGCGGGACAAAACCGAAGCCATGTGACGGATGACTCCTCCAGCGGGCGACGTCGTCATTCGTGGCGTTGTATGACTGCCAGCCGCGCATGCCGTACGGGCCATTGGCTCCGATGATGGACGGCATTTTGAGATACCGGTCTCCCGCCTCGATAAGGGATGTGCGCTCGGTTACGGTTTCCTCTCCCGTTTGATCTGTCGCGACGGTTTTCACTTTCTGCCTAACCAGCAAGGTAGGGTCGGAGGCTATCGGTCTCAAGTCCGGCAGCATGAGCATGGCGAAACGGTCCCATTCATCAGACGTCGCACCATAAGCTATTTGATTCGGTTTCTCGGTCATTTCGCTTTTCGGTCTTGGTTTTTATGTTCGGTTTTGCGTTCGGCGAAAAGAACATGATAGATAGCTGTCGGTAATCATGCAAGGCCGTTCAGTTCATTCTGTTCTTTCCGTAACCGCTCTGCATATTCGGTTCGTACCGCTGTCAGTATCGCCTCCGCCATTTCCATGTTTGGTAGATACGCAACATACTGGCCGGTCGGAAGATAAATGCGACGTCCGAGAATGTACGGTTCAGTCATCCTTTCCGCGAGCGGGACACGATTGCGGCTTTGTCCGGAACTGCGGAATTTGGCGATCCTGGCTGCGACCTTGGCGGCGCGCTCCCGCTCCCGTTGTTCCGTCAGTTGGTCGATAATGCCGTTCGCCTGCGGGACGTCATAGTATAGTTTTGAGATCAGGGAATCAGTCTGTTTCGCGGTCAGCCGGAACATATCGGTCGGTCTGACTTTCGGCAGCCTGTATTCGCGCGGCATATTGTTGATGACGGTCGTTGCATTTTCCCATATCAGCCGGTCGGGCATGAAAAGCTGATTGGAATTCAAAAAGGACACGAGCGTGTCGAAAATCAACCGTGCGTCCGTCATACCGGAACGCACGACGTAAAATGCCGCTCTCGTTACCCATTCGACGGTCTTGTTGCGGTCTGACATCGCAAGACCGAGCAAATGGGACAGAAACAGCGTTTTGGCAGCCTGTGCCTTGTTCGGGTCTGAATCCGGCCGGAATTCGGCCGAATCACCGCCTGCGGATTGATGGCACGCAATGAAGGACGGCTCCACCATGCGCAAGTCAGCCGATGGGTGATCCACCATGTGGGCAGGCATGACGTCAGGCAGCGTCGCACGGAAGGTTTCCGCCTTGACCAGATTCGCAAAGGCGGCTAGACGATTCGCTATCGGCGTCGCAGGGTTCGGCGCCCATGACAGGATCATATCCGGATTGGCGTCCCGTCCTTCCGCTATGACCCTGTTGTCATAGACCAACCAGAAAATCCGGCCATGCCGTATCGGTTCGATTCTGCTTGTGTTGATCGAGACACGAACCCGTGTCCTCATTTCCGGGCGGGTGTATCCCGCCATCGGGATGGTCTGCAATCTGCTTGTTTTGGCGTCGATTTTGGTCATGATTTCATTGGGTAGAGGTTGAATTCTGGTTCGTTTGGGCCATTGGCGACATTGAGAAAAGTTTATATCGAAAACTACAGTTTGTCAAGTGCATTGTAGAAACAAGAACCACAAAAATAGGGATTTGGTTTACACTGTCCCCTTTTTTAATTTGAGAACTAACAGTTTTCAAATTTGAGTGAAAAAAATTTCAGGGTGATGGGCTAGTTTGTAGTATATATATAATAAAAAAATCACTTCTATGGGATAGGGTAAAATAGAGATATAGAGGGAGAAGGGGGGGGGTGTTAATTTTTCCCTATTACTAGAAGGCCTTTTTTTTATCAAGTTTATACAGCAAATAAGGGCTTGTATAAACGAGCAAAAGGAAGCGTGTTTCGAGCCCGAGTCAGAAGGCAAATAAAGACTGTATAAAGACTGTATAAATGAGTAAAAAATGAAGTGTGTTTCGAGCCCGAGTCAGAAGGCAAATTTCGCGCCACAGCGCGCATAAAAAAGAGGAGCGGGGCATTGCCCGCTCCTCTCTGCTTTCGGAATCCTTCAGCCTTCGATTTTCTTTTTCTCTTTCAGGCTCATCTCAATCATTTCCGAAATGGCCGCTTCATAATCCGGTTCGCGTTCGGCCCAGTAGGCATTCTTTACCGTAACCTCATGCGGTTTGCGCAATGAACATGCGAACCGGTGGAATCCATCGAGTCGCACGGCGTCCTGATCCTCAATGACCGTCATGGTCCATCCATCTTTTTTGATGACTTTCGTCAGGATCGGAGGACGCGGTATCATCCACCTTTCACCGTCGAATGTCCGAAAGATGAATTTCCGGTTCAGTTCATCTTCCGTCGCTTCCGAGTCCAGAACGATAAACTTGCCTAATGGATGGTCACTGACATAGTCTTCGATTTCTTCCATAATGGAATCCAGGCTCTGAAGCTCATACGGACGTTCTGAAGGGTTTTCCAGTATAGCCAGTCTATCAGTAGGGCCTTCGCGCTGTCAGAGTCGTTATTAAGGCCGCTCAGGAGCAAAGTGTCGGTCATGATTCAATCCTTTCTTTGATAACGAGTCCATTCTTTATGGTTTGCGTGATGGTATGTAGAGAACCGGCGCCGGATTCGCTTACGCGCTTACTGTGGATTATTGCGCCGTCATACCGGACTTTGTTCAATTCGGCCCATCTTCGCACCCGCAAGGCCTGATCATAGTCCTGACCGTTTCCGCCGCCCGTGAACACGACGGCGCCTTGATAGGTCAACTGCACGATGGCATACCGGAAAGGTTTACGCGCTGGAACGACGAAAGGCGTCAGCTTCTCGTAACGGAAGCCATTCGCATAGTGGACACCACCACGCGGGATATAACGCTCAATAAACGCGTCAGAAGGCCACTCTGGACGCATTTCCTTCTCTGTCCATAGGGATGCATAGGGTGGATTGGAAATCGCGTCAGAAGGCGTTCTAATGGCTTCTGGAGCTATCAGCTTGTAATACTTCATTTTGGACTCCTTTCGAATGTTAGGATCGGTTCATCGTTGTATGCGGCCTGTTCGTTCAGTTCGTCCGCCCATTCGGCCAGTGACTGGAAGTGCAGAATGAAGGTATCGCCGGCAACAGTCATCCGGCCATACAGACCGAGACAGCGGAATAACGACGGTGCGTAATAGATAGACGGCAGACTGATAGACGGATTGAACGGGTCACAGCCAAAATAGCTCATTTCACGTGCCGAAAGATCAGGCGTCCGGTCATTGAACAGACGGATGAATTCCGGACACTTTTTCAGCGCGCTAACAAGCACGTCGGAATAGGCCTTGTTGGTATCCGCGTTCGGCCACTTTCGTATGCTCTCCAGTATCGTTCGTCCGTTGCAATGCAGGATGCAACGCATTGCCTTGTCGGTTTGGGTAATGCGCGCCTCAACGTAAGACGCGGGTAAAATGTTTTCGGTCATGATGCACTCCATTAGATGTTTGGAAAAAGTCTTTTGCCATTTTTCGGGCGCGCCATAAGGATGATGGCGTCGGATGTTTCCTTTCAGTCCATAAATGGGATAGGGGAACACCGGATTTGATAGGCGAAATCTTCTTTCCACTCTTCCGGCGTCGCCAGAATGAGAGTATCTGTTTTGTCATTCGCGATATGCTTGCCTACCAACCCACAACGGTTGAATATCCGGAACAGGCAGGACAGTCCCACACCGCCTTCGAGATATGGCAGGGGCCCGTAGCCACAGCCATAGCCTAAAATATTCTTGTAGGCGTCCTCATGGCCTTCGATTGTATCGAACAGCAGGCGGTCTATTTCCGGACTCTTTTTTGCAGCTTCGGACAATGCAGCGGATGCGCGGTCATATCCGTAGCCCCCGGCATAGCCTTTATAGTAGCCTTGTTTAGTCCACAGATTACAGGTAGCTCTTGCCCGCGTGAAGGTCAGATCGGCACGGATGTATTTAGCAGGTTCTGCCTTTTCTGCTGCTTTGATCCGCTTAATGCATTTTTTTATATAGGCAGCGTCGGTTTGTTGCGCTTTTGCTAGCGCAATGAGCTTTTCAGCATTCATGGTCGGTCTCCATATTGTTGGTTGATAAAAGGATAAGTCATCCGCGATGGCTCATTCTTTTATCCGCTCTGCTTGAGACAGAGCGAAAATACAGTTAGGCATAGATGACAAGGCGGGCCTTAGTATCGTCCGACTCAAGCCTCCAGTCGTACAGGTCGAGACTCTCTTGTTCAGTCGTCCCGAAGTCAAAGTCAATTCGGCACGGCATACCGTCCGACGTCTTGCCATGTATGCAATATCCGACACGGTCAGAGGCGCCGATATTGATAGGCTCTTCCGAGCCTTGATACAGGTCAACGGTAACCGTTTTTCCGTCGTCGGTAGTGACCAACGCAATGTTGCGTTGGTCGTCGTAGGCTATTTTTGCAATGTCTTTCATGGTCCTTTCCTTTCGGTTTTTATTTTCCTGCACGGTCTGACTCTGCGTCGTGCAAGATGTATGCCGCGATGATAGCGGCCAGAGTGACAAGTAATGCGTCCATCCGGCCCCCTGCTTACAGGATAACGAGCTTCCAGCCACCGACACGGCCATACTCAATGGCGGCTGGCAAGCTCTGACCGTCAATCAGGACACGGCATGAGCGCCTCCAGATACGGACTCCCGTGTCATCTGTCTCGTAGAGTGACAGAGACTTCGAAATGTTGGTCAGGGTAATGGGCGTATCGATTCCGTTGCCGATGATAGAGACAGTGCCAGCGGATACCGGTAAGGCGTTTGATGTGATGTCGTAAGTTCTCATTTCCTTTTTCCTTTCTTCTCTTTCCTTTTGTGATTGAGGATTTCCCTCCCAACCGTTGATACCAATTATACATTTTTATGAGATTGTGTCAAGCACTTTTTAAAAAAATACATGGTTAATTATTGTTGTGATTGTACATCTCTATGTGGATGGGGGCAGGCAGCAGGCAGCAGGTGGAGGGTGGCAGGGTGGCAGGGTGGCAGGGTGGCAGGGTGGCAGGGTGGCAGGGTGGCAGGGTGGCAGGCAGCAGGTGGAGGGTGACAGGGTGCTTATAATATCGTGGGGGGGGCGGAAGGAAATATGCCCCCTGTACCGGGTATCCTACCCCCTTATGCCTGAAAGGGAACCGGTCCGCCCTAGCAGATATCAAACAGCGTGCAATCCAACTCGAGGCTCTCGCTTGGCGGCCGACAATATGCAACCCGCAGACTAAGACCGTAGTATCAAGGCCGGCTCTCGCTTGGCGGCCGACAATATGCAACCCGCAGACTAAGACCGTAGTATCAAGGCCGGCTATCGGCTGGTATGCACCATGCAACCCGCAGTGTGAAGTTAGCAATTGAGATCCTGATTTCAGCAAGCAGACCCAAGCCCGGCGGGTACGAATCGACGCTCACACATGAGCGACAAGGGACCTTGTCGCTCACATTTCACCTATTCTGATCGACAAAGTCGCCCCCTCTACCCGTCTCCAGACAATGGGACCCCCGCAGGGAGGGGAACTCCCCCCCCACTCATCCGTTCCATCAAACGCGCAGCGACATCCACGAAAGAGAGGGGCGGGAATATGTCGGAAGTCGTAAAGCGATGACGGCGGTACGCCTTCTGTTTATTGTTCCGCCTCGCCGATTCATGGTAGCGCACGACATTCACGATCGGGTAGGCTTCGGCAGTGCAGTCTGTTATATGGGTTGGATCGACCAGTTATTCGGAACTTCCCCGCTCTTTTTCCATTGCTTCAACGTTTCCGAGAGAACAAACAGCGTTCCGGTAGTGCCTACTGCGGTGCCGCTCAACCACTGATCCAATGCATCGATCGCCGAGATGTCGGTCGCGAGACGGAAGGCTACTTGGGTCAGCTTGCCACAGCCATAAAACATTCTTCGGCAACTTTTTGTAGCAAGCACTGTTGCATGGATTGTGACCAAGTCATTGATACCACTACAGCCCTGGAACATGGATTCCCAACAGCTTTCGGCCATCACTGTTGTCGGCATAGCCATTTCTGGTAGTTGCCGAATGCTCGTCAGCGAAGTACAGCCATTGAACATGCTCTTGTAACAGCTTTCGGCCATCGTTGTTGCCGGCAGTTCAGGAACGTTCGTCAGCGAAGTACAGCCATTGAACATGTTGAAATAGCACAGGTTAGCTGGAGTCCTCGCGGGAAGCATACCAACAGGAATGCTCGTCAGCGAAGTACAGCCAGCGAACATGCTTCCATAGCACTGGGGCGCCAACGCCATTGCAGGCAACGCGGGAACGTTCGTCAGTGCAGTACAGCCATTGAACATGTTACTGTAGCAACGTGCGGCTAGAGTCGTCGCGGGAAGCATACTATCTGGAATGCTCGTCAGTGCAGTACAGCCAGTGAACATGGAAGAATAGCATTGGACCGTCAGAGTCGTCGCGGGAAGCATACCATCTGGAATGTTCGTCAGTGCAGTGCAGTACAGCCAGCGAACATGGCACTATAGCAGTTTATGGCTAGAGTCGTCGCAGGCAATGCTGGAGCCGCGGTGAGTGAAGTACAGCCAGCGAACATGGAAGCACAGCAGTTTTCGTTCAGCGTTGCCGCTGGAAGCGCAGGAGCTGTTGTGAGTGCGGTACAGCCATTGAACATTTCGTTATAGCAATACTTCGGCAGCGCTGTTGCAGGCAATGCCGGAGCCGCGGTGAGTGAAGTACAGCCAGCGAACATACCAAGGTAACAATATTCGCCCAGCTTCGTTACAGACATTTCCAGTCCACTTGCATCGATGAGATTGGAATTTTGATAGAAAAGCTGGGTGAACGCATAGTTTCCAACGTTTTCATCCTGACCTAAAAGCGACATGATGTTGCCGGAGATGCGCGCCTGTCCTCCGGCTATGTCCCACCTGTTGCTTTCCCACTTTGAATAGAACAGCGCGGTCGTCGGTGCAAGATCAGGACGCCGACGGATATAGACATGATACTCGCTACTGCCATCCATTTGATTTCCGGATATGTTGGCGGACGAAGCATTTACCCAGTTCACCTTGTCGTAACTGTATTGCAGGGTGTCAGCCAACGTGACGGTTACATAGGGATCGGTATCTTCTCTCTTGTTGATCCATACGATATGCAATGGCTCTATTGTTTTTTCTGGCGCTTCATACAGCGTGGATGGCCACCATTGTTTCGCTACTTCACTCATTTCATTTCTCCTATCTTCGAACATCAAACATCAAACGAAATCCTATCCTCTCATCACTCCCCCTCCACTTGCAACCCCATCCTCCTTGACTTATAATAATGTTATATTTTCTTTTAACCGTTATAACTATTATGGAAGATCACGAAAAAATCAGATGTATCCGGGAGTCGGCAGGCCTGACGGTTCATGAGGCTGCCGCGCTGGTCTATACATCGCATCAGACATGGTGGCGCTGGGAGCGCCCACCTGACCGGTACGGCGGGCCCATGCCGTTACCTTTGTTCGAGCTGTTCATGCTGAAGATCGGAGCGGCATCACTCTTGCGTGACCAGCCCGGAATGATCGGGGACTTCAAACGCAGGCGGTTTGGGGCGCCGACCTATCAGGTCGCCTACGAGAACATCTGCGGAATGTCCCCCGCAACGCAACCACAATCACAATCGACACAACCACAATCACAATCGACACAACCACAATCACAATCGACACAACCACAATCACAATCGACACAACCACAGGAGATCGACAATGACCGAAACGATTCACACACAGACGACCTTTCCGATGTCTGATGTCATGCAGGTGGCCTACAACTCCGCGACACCGGAGGAGAAGGCACGGATAGACCGGGCAGTGGAAAATCTGCAAAAGGACAAAGAAATAACGCACGATGGCATGAAGCTGACCGCCATCAATGGCAGGGTATATCTGAACGTTCCAAGCATAAAAGAAAGTCTTCAGATGGCTATCGACCGCAAGTGGTACGAGCTGGCGCTGCTTCATGCCTTGTCCCATGCGAGGTTCCCGAAGTTCAGGGAAGGGCAAACTTACTGGTTTGTCGAGCCGGATGGAGAGGTGAGCTCGACATTGTGCCAGCCCCGCGTTACATTCGATCGCGCCATGATGCTGATGGGTAACTACTTCAATACGGAGAGTGAGGCGCGGGCCGCCAAGGATGGCGTCGTGAAGCAATACAAGTCGCTGGAAGAGAGGAACATCATATGACTAAAACATTCAATATGAATGACGTTATGCGGGATGCATACGACGCCTTGCCTATCAAAGACAAGAATCGGATTCATGAGGTGACCGAGAAATTGCAGGAAGATGGGGAGGCGGCAATTGGCCTTATCGGTTTCTCGATAGAAAGAGGCGCAGTGGTGATTAACTCGCCACAGGGATCGATGCAGCTGGACAACTTTTTGAGCGGTATTCAGAATATTCTTGGCACATGTTATGTGCTGTCCAGTATGCCCGTTGCCGAGTTCACTTACGGACAGGCGTGTTACTTTGTGGATGTCAACGGGTCCATCAAGTCGCTGGAATGCGATCCGAACATTCCATCCCAACGTGCCATGATCCTGATGGGAAATTTCTTTCATTCAAAAGAACAGGCGGAAAATAACCGGGATCGGGTGATAAAGCAGTTCGAGTCCATGAAAAAGAGGGGCCTCATATGACCTCCGTCATAACGCTCGAGACGATCCATCAGGCACTGGTCGATCTGAATGAAAAAGTCCAGCGGCTGGAAGACCTGCTGGAGCGCAAGCCGCCCGTCAAACCGGCGACACGTACGCCTACCAGAGCACACGTGTCCCGCCTTCCCGTAACCTTGCATCGGAAGGAGATCATAGCGACATCGACCATCTCGTCCCAGACGCTGCATATGCAGAATGTCGAGATCAACCGGAACGGTAGGCTCCTGTTTTCGGTCAACGGGCGAAGAGAGTATCGCAACTACTTCATCGACAACATGCCGACACTCAACACTTTCACCATCCGGTTCCGGTTCGAGAAGGTGGCATGGCGGTTTACGGTCATGCTGACAGCCGACGGTGCATCACTGGGAGAGGAATCATGACAGAAACCATGACGGCTATTGGAAATGAATGTCTGGATGACACAGTGGACTGGATCGATCACCACTGGCACTGGATGAAAGAGAACCTGCATAAAACGGACTGGCTGTTGTTGCATTCGCTGGTCGTGCCGAGATCGATTCATACAAGCTATGAGGTTCGCAATGTCGCGATCAAATTGTACGGAGGACGGCAGAACGTTCATGTGCGGACGGAACACCATGAGATCGTTTATCCTGTCAGAAGAATCCATACGATCAATGACAAGGCCGTTTTCGAGATGGACGACAGAATGCATATCGCATCGTGGGGTGAAATCGTTCCGGCATCCATTCGGGACGCGGTGATCTCAACGCAGGATGGAAAAGTCGAAATAGTCGAACACGTCTGGATACAGAGCGAAAACCAGCTTGAATTTGGACAGCATCAGGTCGAGTATGCTTTCGTCAGCGAGATAGGGCACGCGCTTGCCAGTGCAACGAACAGAATCAGGTTCCATATGGACGGAGAGGACTGGTTCATGCGGCTGATTCAGGAAGGGACGATTTGATGCCGAAGCAGAAAAAGAAACGGAACAAGCCATACCGCCCAAAACCAATAAACATATCCTCTCTGGCTGCCGACCTGACACGGGTGAACTTCATCATGCAGCCGTTCGACGAGCTGATCGACGGGCTGGAAAACCGGGGAACGGTGGACATGATCGACAACGTCATCATTTTCCACGACCGGTTCAGGGATGAGCGCTATCCGCTCATCCCGGCTGCCAAGGGCTTTCTGGACGTGTTCGATATCTGGGAGAGGCGGAAGAATGCGAACTGCAACATGACGCCCCTGCATCAGCTCATTGCACGACTGGAGTACGGAGCGCCGATCACGGAGCTGGAACTGGCATCGGCGAAGGAGGCCTTGATGAGAATGCGCAAGGTCATCCGGACAATGACGATAGACGAGATGTATGAATTGACTGAAGACGCCGAGATCAAGATCATGCTTGAGAAACGGTGGCAGATTGATAAACAGAAGGAGAAACTGGCATGATGACATGCAATGGGTATATGGCAGGGGTACTGGATCAGGCGAAGGCCCTGATTACCGGACAGCGGCAGGAGGACTATGGCACACCGGATGAGAACTTCGACCGGATAGCGCGCTTGTGGTCGGTCTATCTTAATGTCACTATCAAGCCGCATGAGGTGGCGATGATGATGGCGTTGCTGAAAATCTCCCGCATCGCCAAGGGAGGGAAGCTGGATTCATTTGTCGATCTGGCAGGGTATACGGCAATCGCCGCTGCACTGCATCCGTACGCGAAGGCGGCCGCGGAGGAAACGATATGATCGGATGCACGAAAGAAACCTTCATCGAGCAGCTCAAGACGCAGCCCTGTTCCTTTCCGGGTCTTATGCTTTATCACGCGACTGATCCGGCACTGGACATGGAAGTCTTCGATGTCAGTACCAGCTTCAACAATTCGACATTGAAGACGGCCTTCATCCACTTCAAGAAGCAACCGCATCACATCAAGGTCTATAACCGCAGGATCGAGTGGGACATGGACAGCCTTCCCTACATCCTGTTCGAGAACGAAGTGTTCTGGCTTGTCAGACCTTCCGTCCGCAAATAATACCCACCTTGACATCCTCCCTTGCACCTGCTAGGTTCAGCAAGGGAGGATTTCCAATGAACGATTACCAGATAGGAATTTACCTGAACGCGTTGCGAGACAACCGCGGACTTGAGCTGAAGGCAGCCAAGGCAGCGGGAGTCACCCGTTCCGCTATCGTAAAGGAACGGGAAAAGAATGAGGCATTCCGCGAACAGGAGCAGGACATCATGGCCCAGTGCGGCGAGCTGATCCGTGCCGAGGTCTGGCGTCGAGGTGTCGATGGCGTGGACAAGGGCATCTACTATCAGGGACAGAAAGTCGCTACGGAAAAGCAGTACAGCGACGCGCTGCTCTTGGCGCTGGCGAAAGTACATGACAAGGCATTCGTGGAACGCAGAATCGTCACAGGCGAGGGTGGTCCGATCAGGGTAGAGATCGCCGATTTTTCGAACATGTCGGATAAACCTGCCGCCGCTACTGCCGCGCTCGACGCCGTCGATATCGGGGACTTGGCATGAAGCCGCTCGACGTCACGACGTCACAGTCCGCCAGGATCAACGATCTGATGGTTTATATTCCGGATAACGAAGTATTCAAGGTACTGTGCAGCTGTCCTTCTTCACGGCCCATCCACCACCGGCTGGCATGGGTGAAGAAGAACCCGGCGCAGTACAGACGCCCGACACAGGAGGAACGAGATGGGTATCATGGACGCAAGGGGACGGGTACGTCCCGGAGTATTTGAGAAAGTTTATGACGAGGAAACCGGCACGACATTCACGCCGGTGTCCGGTACAGGGGCGACCATGTACCTGAAGGCCGAAGGGCCGAACGTCAACGCACAGAACAACATTGTCCGCATGGGTAAGCCGCCCGCTTTGACGATGGCCGATATCCTGCGGATGAAAGCGTCGATGCAGGGTGTCGTGAACCCGCCGATGTCCGACCTGATTGTGATGGCGCCCAGACCTCGCAGGAAATGATGGACGACGAATACTACGATCCTGACCCGAATGCGCCGTTGTGGAACAAGCTCAATCCCTGCCACTGTGATCATATCGACGCTCTGACGCCCGTACAGCGCTTCTGTGAGGCGTTCGGCACGTATTGCAGGTGTTGTTCAGGGACGCGTGTCTTTTTGCTTCTGGCCGCGTTTTTCTGCCTTGTATCGGGCAATCACATCGCGACCTTCATTTCGTATGTCATAGTAACGGTCGTGTGTCTGGCGATAGTGGTCACTAACATAGCGGAGCGGGGAGTCGCTTCGGAGGAAGAATCAGATGATAACGGTAACGAAGGATGACAACTCGATCAGGCTCTCTGCGCAGCAGTGCGCCATTGGATCATTGGTCGAGGTTCATGGTCCGTGCTTTCACGACCTTCTCCCTGTACTCGAGGACGAAGGCACTGGACTGGCGAAGATCGACATTCCGCGTGACTATCCCTCCGGCATCTACACCCTGAAGCTGGAGCCGCCCAAGTACAGTGGCTGCCGTCATCCGATCCATGCGCTGAAAGTCAACGTTGTGGATTGTCTGCCGCCGTCGTTCCCTGTCACCTACCAGCCCACTTTCCCGGACATGGGCGAGACCATTCGGGAGTGCTGTGACGATAACCCGTGCGGTACCGGCACCGGCACCGGCACCGACACCGACACAGGCGAGGGAACGGCAGATGGTGCGTAACGTCGTTCTCCCCCACAACGGCTGGAAGCCGAGGTTCTATCAGGTGCCCTTGTGGAACCGCGCCATGCGTCCCGACTTCAGGAGGGCGGTACTGGCATGGGCGCGTCGGTTGGGGAAGGACGAGGTGTCCATGCACATCACCGCCGCGAAATCGCAGCAGCGTGTCGGTGTCTATTATCACTGCCTGCCGGAGTATGCGCAGGCACGCAAGGTAATCTGGGAAATGCGCAACCCGCATACGGGACAGGAGCGGTGGAAGGACGTCTTCCCGCCTGACCTGATCCGGCACGTGGACAACCAGCAGATGAAGCTCACGCTGCACAACAACAGCGTGTGGCAACTGATCGGTTCGGACAACATCGATTCCCTTGTCGGAGGTGCACCGGTCGGGATCGTCATGTCGGAAGCGGCATTGTCGAACCCGACCTCCTTCGCGTACTTCGAGCCGATGCTCTTGGAAAACGGCGGGTGGTCGATCCATGTGTCATCCGTTCGCGGCAAGAATCATTTCTACAACGAGTTCATGGACGCCCAGAAGGACCCGAACTCGTATGCTTCGCACCTGTCTGCCTATGACGTTGAGGTTTTCGACAAGGCCGATCTGGACGCCACACGGAAAAAGTATATGGCCCGTTACGGATCGACACTGGGCGGCGCCCTGTTCGCACAGGAGTTCGAGTCCAGATGGGAAGCGGCGGTCGTCGGCGCGGTCTGGGGCGAGGAACTGATCGAGCTGGAGCGGGACAGGGCATTTCCGATCAAGTACGATCCGAGATATCCGGTACACACTTCGTGGGATATCGGATCGGCAGATGGCACCTGCGTGTTCATGTGGCAGATCGTCAACCGTGTTCCTCGCATGATCGACTGGTTCTTTGTGAAGGACCGGGGACTGGCGACCTGTGCAGACGAGCTGCGCGGCCGTCCATACCGTTATGGCATCCATGTGGGGCCGCACGATGTCCGGTCGAAAACATGGGAGCTGGACGGCATCTCCCGTCATGCCGAGGCGCTGAAGTACGGGATCGATTTCACGACCATCGCCCGGCCAACCAAGAAATCGGATGGCATCTCGGCATCCGCGCAATTGATCCGGATGATGGAGATCAACGTCAGCGAGGAGCCGGTCGATAATCCGGCAGACGACTGCACGTTCGTACTGGACACGCTGAAACAGTACCGGTACGCGTTCGACGTCGAGAAGAACATCATGAGCAAGGTGCCGATCCACGACAGCTCAAGCCATTTCGCGGACGCCTTGCAGACCTTCGCCATCTTCCTTGCGACCAA